AAGACGACACAGGACTTGACAAAAGTTTGCAGTTGTGTTAAATTTGGTCATCAAACAGCAACGCAACATTCATTTAAACGACAATCAAACCAACCACAAATCTATGAAGACCAAATCCACCACTGCTGAACTGAACCATTTATGAACCCAAAAGATTTCTCAAAATTGGTTGAAATGGGTGAACCGTCGCCCCAGGAGAAGCCGGACGTGCTCGTGATGGCATGTAACCCCGATGACAGGAGCTACGACCTGTCGGTGGACGTGCGCGGGCGATTGGATGGGAGCACAGTCACTTCTCTGGCAGATGTGGAATTGGAATTTCGCGGCGACTCTTACTGGGCATTCAAAACTAAGGCTTTCCAGGAAACAGGGAGAGTTATTGTGCGCCAGGATGATGACGACGGTGAAGAAGATATCACGGACGCGTTGCTCGCGACTATTCAGGCGGCGCGCGGGAAGTTCCGCGCAAGAGTGCCGACGAAGTGGAGACCTTGACCGGCATTCAAAACTAAGGGTGGAAAGTTCAGGGTCAGCACGCCCCACGGAACCAAGGCGAAGCACACCACGAAGGCCAAGGCGAAGAAACAGAAGAAGCTCCTCAACGCGGTCGATCACAGTTGGAAGCCAAAGGCAGAGGCGCTAATTAGGGAGGTCGGGATCTTGGAAGCCGAGAACGTGGTGTTGATGGGCGACAAGATTGTCACGGTGGATGAGCTTCTTCAGGCTCGCAAGGAGCAGCGCCGCAACAAATGGGCGCGTGAGCGCGGTGAAGATCCAGGACCGGACCCAATGTGGTGGAGCGAGAAGCCTAGAATGATGACGACGGATGAACTAGCCGCCGAGATGCGGAATGGGGCTGACCTTGAGCCGGTGCGGTCGAACCAATCTTACGGCGGCGCTGGTCACGGGTCACGGACCGCCACTATGGAGCGGCCTAAGGCGCCCTCTGGAGTTCCCAGAGGCTCCCAGCAGGCTGCAGAAGCTCAAGGGGAAGGCTTTCCGGGCCGCCGCCTATGTGGGAGCGGCGGGGGCCGCCTATGGAGTCGTTCACCACCTCACCAATAGTAATATGACACCGATTTTGTTCAACCAGTTGCTGGAGGCTGTAGCATTCATCAGGAGATGACAACTATCGCCAAGCCCAACGCTCTCAACGCCATCGTGTCCGTGTCTCCAGATCTCCAAGCCATCGTTGGCACGAAGCCCATCAGCCGAGGCGAGATCACCAAGAGACTATGGGCCTACATTAAGGGCGCCAACCCAGCCAAGGTGCAGCTTCAGAACCCAGACAAAAAGACTGAGATTATCCCGGACGCGGCGCTTCTAAAAGTGTTTGGCGGGAAGAAGAAAGTCGGGATGATGGAGATTCCGAAATTCGTCAACCTTCACATCGTCAAGCCAGTGTGAGCTTCCGTGAATTCGACAAACGGTATCGGTACGCGCTCGCTTACTCGGCATTTTGTCCGTTCAAGCTGGCGCTCCTGCTACCGACCCGGTGCAGGCTCTCGCAGCCCTGTCGTCACTAACATCATTGAACGTAGGACTGCGGCACTGGACTGATCGGACCCGGCGATACGGGTGGCGTCCTCCACTCTGGCGGCAGCCATATTGGTAACCCGAGGTTGGTCACCATGGTTTGCACGGCCACTTGGGTGGCCAGTATCCACCCGATCGTAGCCGCTAACGTAGCTGGCACGACATATTCGTAACCATCCGGGGGGGCTCCCGCCACCGCGTTGACGATCGGGTCCCACTGGTAACCTTCACCACCCCTCGGCGGGTGCGACATCTGATGGAACTCTTTGGCTGTCCAGTGGGCGGTTTGAGCTTCCGTGATCCCGGCGGCGAACGATGGATTGAACGGAATTGCCACGTAACCCTTAGCGTGATTGAACGGACCTTCACCGGAGATTTCAAACGTCGACGATTTTATATAGTACTCGGTCTCCAGCAATTTGAGCGTGACCGACAGATAACACTCTCCGATAATGCACTGGGCCACCAACCGGTCGGTGTCACCGCCGCTGATCGATTGATTGGCTAGCACCTCGTTTAGTTCGACGAAAAATCTGGCGACCGGTATGTAGTCGAACTCCTTTGTGGAATAATAATGCGGATCGAGGACTCCGTCAGGATTTGCTGCTATGCTCAAGCCGATATTTAGCGCGCTTGATTTCAGCTCAATCCACTAAATATGTGACAGCACCCAATGCAAATCACGCGCACTTTTAACAAGCTTATCGGAGTTTCAGCCGCCACAGTGTTCGAGCTCGTCGGCCAGAACGCCAATGGGTTTGCAATCCGATTGGAGAACCAGGACCCGGCCAACACGATGGTCTACAAATTCCAGTCCAGCCTGGACGGGGTGACCTGGACCGATCTGCCGTTGCCGATTGGAGGAGGTGGAACCGCGATCACGTTTGCGCTGCTCCCGGCCACTAATCAGCTCATTAATATCATGCAGACGGGCCGGATTCAAATGGTGGCGAGCGGCGATCTCCAAGCCAGCTTGTCGATCAGCACGTTCTATCCTTCCGCGATCGACGCAACGCCACTCCAAATCCTCGGATAATGCGACGCTTTCATAACAACACGATCGGTGAAAAGCTAGCCCGCGACTCGGCTGATCTGGTTCAGCAGATTGGGAAGATCGACGCCCAGCAATATGCGCCAGAGTTCCAGTCCGCTGATCCTGAGGAAGTGATTCAGCACGATAAGTTTGTGGCGGCGCTGGAATCCAAGTATGACATCACGATTCACCGATGGGAGCCGGTGCGTGAGGGATTGATCGTCTACCTGGACGCTGAAAACACTGTCCAGCTCACCACCCAGATGGATGGGGGGCACGAGCCATCCGACCAGGAGTCGACGCCCAACGATGAGTTTGCGCAATGGTGTGAGGAGCAGGGATACCTGATCCTGCGCCGTGGGATGCCGGAGGACATCGAGTTCGGAGGGTTCCCAGTTTCGACCAGCAGGTGGGTGTTCGTTTACGCGCCCGTGGAAGTGGGTGGCGACGGATGGTGCGATCCGAACTCCAACGATAAGATCGACGGAGCCAGAGTCGCTGATATGGAGAAGCGCACCAATGAGCTGATCAAGGGAATTAAGAAGCTGCACATCGGCGACCAGACTAACGACGGCGTCCTGCAGAAAGTCGCCAAGACGCTGGGCGTGTCGGTCAAGAAATGGGACCGAGTTTAGTCTGCTAAGTATTGGCGATGAACGTCGCCCACTATTACGCGCCCAGAATTCGCCGCCGTGCACGGGACCGGAGGATCGCTGATCAAAAGGAAGCTGTTCAGGAGGTTCAAGCGGAGGAGTCGCTGATCATTCAACCGGAGTGGCAGTTCTTTGTTCACGGCAAACCGGCCACAATTCAGATCAACGAGAGCTACCAAGTAGCCGGTAGGCAGCTACCGACGATGTTGGGCGAGTGCTCGATGCCGGTCGCCGTCGTCCTGCAACGATTCGGTGACTTGTCCGGCCAGCTACCATGGTTGAATGAAGAGGTGTCTAGCTGGGTGCGCGAGTCAAGCATGCAGGTATACTTGAATCCGGACCATCCAGATCATATCTGGGCGATGGAGAGCTTGCACGACTGCCTGATCCAACATGGGTGGACTAACACTGTGCAAGAAAGCTTCAAATGGAGAAGCTTCAAATGGAGATTGGACGAGCCTGCCGATGATTATTATTACTGTAACTATAAGCAATATATTGTCACCGTGTGCAAGTCCAGAGTATGTGATAGGTGGATATTGTGTGTAAGTTTATGTGATCGTCGTTGTACGCGGATAAGCCCCACAATCGTGGATGACTTGGTTTTCGACACTTTAGAGGACGCGCAACAGTCAGCCGAGGCAACCATTTTAGCGGATGAGTCAGACCGGCGCGATGCACGTAAGATATCCACCGATCAAGCTGATCTTCCGGAGTCGTTGCAGGAGGCGCGCTGGGCCAGCATGGGACGCAGTTGGACAACGCAGATAGGTAATTGTGGCCTTTGGGTTAGTCCTGCGGACAGTTTATCACGCGCCGGTGAAGAAGGAGCGAAAGGCTGGCGCTGGACCTTATATCAAGGGCATGATCATCGGTGGACTGACGACGCACGAACTGGCATTGAACCGACTGTTGATCAAGCTAAGGAAGCCGCCGTTATGGCGTATCGTCAGATGGGTCAGGACGCCACTTCACGCCTCGATCTTCTGGAAGCTGTGCAGCTATCGTGGAGGAAGGAAGATGATGAATGGAGAGGCTTCAACAGCCGGTACACCGCCTACATCAGGAAAATTGATGGAGGCTACATCGACCATCCCGGCATGCAGTGGAAATGGTCACTATTTCGCGCCAGAATCGAAACGTTGATCGAGCAGAACTTTGCTAGAACTTTTGATGATGCTAAGGCCGCCGTGATGGCGTCGATCAACGCTGATGCATGGGTGCGCAGCCCTAATCATCCTGATATTGATGATCTTCCGGAATCCACTAGCTGGAACTGGCTCGGCTTCTCCGATGCTGGATTTTGTGGACACGATAAGAGGTTCAAGTTTATAGCTTATGTGGACCAGGTTATCGGCACAAGCCACCCGGAGTTCGGAAGATGGAAGTGGTCTGCCAGCTCCCATGACGAGTCGATGTTTGGGGAGGGATATTGTGATAACAGTAGGGAAGCTAAAAAAGCGGTGGAAGCATTTGTTCGAGATTGTTCGAAGAGTGGAGGGGATCTTGACCTTCCGGAGTCGCAGCAGCCCATCCAGGCGCTCAGCGAGGTATCTTTCCGCCGTCTCATGCAATATACGCAGGCCAATGGGCGATATAAGGCGGGCGGAATGCGCCGCGTGGCTGGGAAGTGGATTTACGACCCCACCGTGGCGGGCCGGATCGAGAATTCCCGGTTCGTCCTGACCAATCCGCCGCGCATCAGGATCGATACTGACGGCTACGCGATCATCAATTACTCGTTCAAGTCCCGATCCGACCGATGCACCTCCGGATTAAGAGCGCGCGGTTACGTCAAGTTCATCACCGGCGACAAGCGCGCTAAATATCAATTCGGCCAGAAGGTAATGGTGGGCTGCAGCTGTGCCGATTTTAAATATCGTCAGGCATTCGTGCTATCGAAGATGGGGGCGTCACATACTCCTACTGGGGCTGGAGGCGAAGCTACCAACACTCCACCGGTGATCACGAACCCACATATGCTACCGTCACTGTGCAAGCACGGCGTCGCGGTAGCTGCTTTTGTGACGAAGAATGTGAAGGATTTTGAGCAGCAAGTTCGGGATATGAAGCGCCAGTCGAAGGTTGAACCTATTGCTCCCGGTAAGTCTCCAATCGTGAAACCTGATGATAAGGTCAGCAAACCGGAAATTACTCCAAAGCCTAGCAAGCCTAAAGACAAGAACAAGAAACCGTTGAACGTGCCGGACGTTGATAAGAAGGTCATGGATCGCAAGGCAAGAGAGGCGGCGGAGCCGCCCGGTGGCGAGGAGTCAGAGGCCACCCCACGGGATAAAGATAGAGACGGACAAAGCGATAGCGGTCGGTAACATTCATTCCGTCATGTTGGTGTTACCTCGAAACTGCACGGTGTGCAAACTTTCATTTATGCCGTCAGGTCCAAGAGCTGGCGCACTGAAACGGTGCGACAGTTGCCGGACATATTCAAAGAGAAAGTGGCAGGAGAATGGCGACAAATATAAGTGTCGCAACAATTTGGAGCGCGCGGAGCATAGCAGATTGAGAATGGTAAGGGCTAGAATACGAAATGAGCAGTTGCTTCTCGCAACATATGGGGTCGACGGCAGTTATGTGTGCCCATGCGGTTTCAGATCTCCGATCAAGCGCCAGTTTTCGTTTCATCATGTTGACCCGTCAATTAAAACGTGTGAGATCACGCGTAAATTGCGTGCATTGAGCTTCAGCATAGACCTACTCGAATCCGAGGGCGTCATAATGAAGTGTGAGAACTGCCACCGAGTGGAACACGGTAACGGCGGGGCAAAGAGGACTATGTGGAAGCGCCTTCAAGACGCTGGGGTAGATCTAATATGCTGCATGTGCGAGGGCAGATTCGACCCGTGCGTTTACGACTTCCACCATCTGGGCAACAAGCGTTTCAACGTCAGTCAGACTAATTGGAAGCTTGATAATATGTTACCAGAGCTGCGGAAATGCGTGATCGTGTGTGCCAGGTGCCATCGAGCCATCGATGCTGGAGTGCCTTGCCCATCAACGTTGACCGTAGGACAGCAGATCGATCAGCGACGAGTTGTATGCCATCAACGCAAGGTTCGCAACGCTGATGAACCAGCCAGCAGGTTGACGCATCCGCAGCTATTTGATAGGCCATTGGGTGACTTCATGCTGCAAAAGGAGCCTTATTCGACAGAGCTTAAGGAGTTCATCGAGCGCCGCGATTGGACCCAGCGAGTGGGCAACACCCCAAGATGGTGCTTCACAGCCCGGATTGATGGTGTGTTAGCCGGTGTCATCATGATTGGTCAACCGCCCGGCCACACGACTTTGTTCAAGAACGACGCGGATTATCACGACGCCCAAGCCGTTATTCAGCGTGGGGCGTCCGCGTCGTTTGGTCACCGTAATCTCGGCTCCAAGCTGATCATGTGGTCGATTCGTTGGATGGTAAGGAACACCGAGAAGCGCACGTTTGTCGGATACGCGGACCCGGAAGCTGGTGAGCGTGGTCGAATCTATGCGGCTTGCAACTTCCGACACATCATTGGAGATTTCGGAGCTAAAATTTGCCTTCAACACCCAGACGTGAATGATGGTCAACCATTCTCGCCATCATACTTGTACCACTGGCGGCGGATTAAGGAACATCTGATGCATTTGAGACTATGGAAAACCGAGTATTCGGTTGGTGGCGTCCCGAAGTCTCTGATGGAGCGCTGTCATCGACACAACAAACGGATTATGCATCAAGCCACAAGGGTTCGCACATCCTCGAAGAGGAAGTGGGTGCTGGTGGCGGCGCCCAACAAGCGTGAACTAAAGCGTCTGCAAAGCGAGCTGCTAGCATTGCGTCAAGATACCGTCCCGTAACCAGCCGTGCCAACCGCCTCGGCTATGGAGGATTGATGGTGTGACGGTAATCCGGGGTGGCGTTCCGGTGACCTGCCATCCCTGGCCTTTTGATGAGGTCGTGTCCATGTCCCATACTCCTCCAGGCGTTCGGCAGAATAAGTGTGGGAACGGACCAAGTTGGTCTCCGATATGACGTTGCAACAGGTAGATGGAGTCTGGCCCGTGACCCCACGGTTGTTCCCAGATTGAACCGACCGGCAACCTCATGAGAGCGACTGGCTCCGAGGCCAGATCTGAAGCGTCCCGATATAGCCAGTCGGTGTGGACCTGCCACTCATCGGAGTCACTAAACGGTGTGCCGCAGTGTTCGCAAGCTTTGGGCCATCTGGGGTCGTTATGGTCCCACTCGTAGTGGCGGATTAAGACAATGCCATCGATTGGTTCCGGCACGATGTCGTCCAAATGCTGTTGGGCGTCGCAATATAAAGTATATCCGAGCCTATCAGGAGACTTCGGACATTTACGAGTATCCGATGACACGTAGCGGCGCAGATAGCGACGGATCTGGCCGGTTGCCACGTAATATCGGCAAGTGATGGGTTCCATCACTAGATATAGGGCGATGTTGCACGCCACACAGCCTTCACTTCAATCGTTTCGCGACGCCTTCTGCCTCGGTGATCCATTGAGCTCCAATCTTTGGGCAGCATGCCGATGGCGCAAGGAGCCCAACGCCACGGCCTGCAACTATACGGTTGTGATCTTCAATCTGTCCAACACTCTGAAGGCGCAATTCAAGCTGCAGAGTTCGCAAATTCCCTACGGGGACGAGGATAATATCGCCGACATCTCAATTCCAGTTGAATCCGTCAACGACACTTCATCTCCCAACGCTGTCACCTGGGCATGGCAGAAAGGATTGTTCAACAGTTCGTTCATCGATCTGCCCGTATACGTCAACGACAGTCTCAACACGACCGTCGACCTGTCGATCGTTCCGGGTGGACAAATCTCAATCAGCTTCACTAGCAACGCTCCGTTCATTCAGTGGGTGCCGCTGGCTAATTCAGGAGCGCGGTTGCAAGTGATCGCGGGCACGACCCAGCCGATCGCGGTCTGGAGTCATGAGGAAGTTCATCCGATGCCACAAGATGCCAATGGTGGGTCGTTCCCGCTGGTGGGAATCTCGGTCTCGGAAGGCAATTCTGGCAACATGGACGACGCCTAAGAGATCTAAGATGCGACCATTCCCACATTGCAGCAGAGCGGTTGAGCTTCATTTCAAGCGTCGGAAAGTGATCGAGCGCGTCCGGCCAGCTATTCCGATTCCATCTGTGCATCTGACATTGATGGAAGCTGATCTTGACCTTCCGACGTCTCCCCCAGATCAACCGCCAGCCCGCCCTATGTCGCCAAGCGATGGAGGCGATGGAGTCGGACAAATCATCCGCCAATATAACACGATCTGGCTGTCGGCTAAAGAATATTTTGACGGCAAGGTCGATGATCTTGTTCATCTGCCCGCCGAGTCCAAGGACAAACTTTTGGCGCAGGCCGCGTCCGGGCTGATCGCCCAATATGAGCTCGACCCGTCCAAGGAGCCGAGCCGCGACCATATTCGTGACACCGCGCTGATGCTGGCCGACAAGATCGACGACCTTTACCAGGATCGTGGACCGGACGAGCAGAAGGAATATGCCAACCGGCTCGCCCAAGGGTTGCGGGAATTTCACAACCAGGTCGATCCAGGGAGCGAGGAGCCCGATGATGAACCAACCGACGACGCTCCCGAGAAGCCTGCCAAGCCCAAGGTATCCAAGGAACCCAAGCACGACTTCGACCGCGACATGGCTAGGGAGCTGCCGAACCGCCATCAAGGCGTGACGAGGCGGCGTCCGCAGGAATCAATTGACGAATCATTGAAGAGTAACTGCGCCGCAAATGGTGTGGACGTTGGGTTCTTGAATCAGTTAACCAGCGCCGTGTATCCGAGGGCGGGTAGACTTAATAGTCGCGTCTTTAATAAGCTGTTTAACGCCTACGCTGAAAGGATTGCCGGATGTTTTGCGCCAGAAGATAGTGAGGATACGTTGAAGCATCAATGTTTCGATTATTTACCGTTTTACCGTAAGGAAATTCGAGATAACGACATTGCGTTGGGCGTAGCGCTAGCGATTGGGGATGATAAGGAAGATCAGGACGAAGTGTTGAGCATGTTGCGTGGAAGAAGTCCATGCAAGACCCTCATCAACAGACTCCGGAAAATCTTGATCGTTGGGCTTGTATCGACGCCATCCGGCACGTCACCCAAGACGTTGATGGTGGCACGGGTTGGTGACTATGAAGGTATAATTCGCCAGCTTGATGCGCATTCAGTGAAGGACGGTGAAGAAGCTGGTCAATGGCGTTGGATAGTTATTAGTGAGAACGATTTCGACTTTGAACAGCGCGGCGTTGTCGATACCATGGATCAAGCTAAGGAGGCGGCGGAGGCGACCATTCGTCAGCACAATGCAAAATCCGGCAACAGCGCAGACCTGCCGGAATCGATGGTAGATCGGCTGCTGGAGACCGACCCCACGTTGAGCATGAACTTTGTCCATTGCCCGGAGTGCGGGCTCAAGTGCCGCCGCTCCAATGGGAAGTGCTTGTGCAACCATTGTGGTCATCGATTCAATCACGTGATCGATGATGATCTTCCCGAGTCCACCCATTCGCGCAATGCCTTGGCGCCAGTTAAGGACGCACTGATCGCTTACATCAAGCAGCACCCATATTCGGCGTTCACTCCTGAGAGCTTGGCGCACGCTACTGACCAGGACATCATCATGGTGCTGAGCGCGCTGCGATCATTGAAGCGCGAGGGAGCATTGCGAGTCCAGAAGCGCACTCGTCGCAATCTCTACGAGCTTCCATTATGACTGCCATGAGATATCTTGTTAACCTTTTTCTGATCTTCGTCGCGATCGTTTTGACGAGCTTGCGCATTAACTGGTGCCCGCATTTCGATCACTCGTGGCCAATTGTGTTCATGGCGGCGTCGCACGTCTTTGTCGGCGTCTGCGTCACCATGATGTTCTGGCCGAAGCTGCAACGCCATGAGCGTTTCTTCTACGCTCTGCTTTGGCTCGTGCCCGGATTGATCGAATTTTGGGCGTTCAAGACCCTCCGACTTCCTTAACGATGATTACGCAATTACACCTATTGGGCTCCCTTCATGGTCGGTTTACCGAATCGCGACTGACCGCGATGGGGTTTCAGAAGCCAGTGATCCGCCGCGCCATCACGATCGGGTTGATGGAGACCAGTGGGGGCATCGTATCTAGCATCCCTCCAAGATTGCGAGCGGCCAAGTTGAAATTCGCGGGCGTCAGTGAGGATATGGGAACGTCAGACCTTCAGCCCGGCGCCACCGTGCAACGGGTTGTTGATGGCGTCATTAAGACGTTTCAAGTCGTCCGGCAGGAAGGTGGCGACTTGGTGCTGATCGACCCTGAAAACACTGGAGCAGGAGAGCAGCGGTGCACCCGTTCTGACATCTCGCCAGTGATTTCTGATCCGAACGAACCTGGGGATCCACCGACGCCAGATAGCTCCAATCAACCTAAGACGGCATTATCCGACCCCAAGCCTGGCCGGATGCCATACGCTTAATCCCATGTTACCAGGAGATCAAATCATTCAAGCATCAGCCAGCTTCGGCGGGCGCGGGTTCTCAGCTATTTCGGACACCGACGTGCATGGGGGATCATATTACGCAATCAAAGCGGTTGGCGGCGATGTGGTGATCGATTCCGCCGTGTTACCTGCCAACTGTGACGGCAGCATCGACGGATGGACAATCAGCAATGGCGACTGCATCCTGGCCCCAAGCATCGCTGACTTGCAACTGTCGAGCGGTAAGGCTTTAGCGTACAAGCTATGATAGGAATGGGTATAGGTGTGGGCTTTGGCGGTAAAGTGTCTTCTGCAGCGCCGCCGCCGACTAATCCAGTTTCCGGCTCAATACTTTACCAGCTTCCCGACGTTCTATCATCTGGATTGGTTTCCTCGTATCTAGATCAAAGCAGTAGCGGTAATACAGGCACGGCATCCGGCGGCCAGAGGCCAACGGCGAACCTTCTGGATCTCAATGGAAAGACGACCGTTTCTTTCAACGGCTCAAATTATCTCACCCTCACGGACGAAATAAATCTCACAGAGGGAACCGTTCATTGCTTCGTCAATACCCTCTCGTCGGAAGCCTCTGCGGTTTTTGGCTATGGAGGCGAGCCTGGACCTTACTGGTTTTTGTTGTTCATGACGGATGGGAATATTTATATCGGAAATGGTGTGACGCAGAACACATGGCAATATACGGCTACGGGTGAATGGTTGATTGTGACTGTCGTTGCAACGACGACGCAGCAAAACATCTTCATCAACGGTGTGTATCTTGGACCGGGAACTCAGGCATCTAACCCAATGGGCGGGATCGCAAGCATATTTGATATAGGTTACGGGAACACCAGATTCTTCACCGGGAAGATGGGAATCAACCTATTTTACAATACCCCGCTTTCGAACGCTGATCGACAGACGAACGAAGCTTTCTATTCTGGATATTACGCGCAGACGCTAGGGAATCAATGCTTAGCTACAGGGAACTCTCTCGTGTTTGGCGTCAATTCCACTGGCAATCAAAATTTCCCTGACATCGCCAGTATCGCGCTCGGTTCAAGCTGGGTTAAAATTGCCAACCTTGGAATCGCTGGCGAGACGACTCCGCAGATGATCACTGCTGCCCCAACGACAATCGATCCATTTTCTAATACCACACTGAGAAACAATATTTGTCTCGCGTGGGAACTTATTAACGACGCGGTGGCCAATGTAAGTCAACCCGATCAAGTAGCTAATGTTGTCGGGCACATGGTCACTTACGGCACAGCGCGAAAGGCTGCCGGGTTCAAGGTGATTGTCGGTACGATGCTCTCGCAGGGTTATAATACCAATGTCACGGACACGATTCGAGGTGAGATCAATGCCGGGATACTAGATCCCACTCAAATCGGAGTTGCATGGGACGATGTCGCAGATATGTCGTGGAACCCAAATGTTGGAGGCAATGGCGCGTGGGAGAATACGAACTACTTCAGTTCCGTGGACAAGATCCACATGACGAACTACGGCTACCAGTGCGCGGCGGTAATCTGGGGTTACTACGTGTCGAAGAACGCGATTCTGCCAGCCGCGTCCGAAAAGACGCTCATCGACTTCAACGGGCTGACTGTGTCAAGCTTCACCACAGGAGCGGCGGGAGACGCGATTGTTTTGCTTTCAAACGCCAGTCAACACTACTTTTGGTTCCAGACGGGAACTGAGCATGATCCAGGACTCACGGGAACTGGCGTGGAAGTGAGTCTTGTCGGTCTGACGACCGCTGCGCAAATCGCAGGCGCGATGGCAGCCACCATTCAAGGGTCGCTTTCTGGGCAATGGGCGGCTACGAACGTCAATGGTTCGGGAACGTTGACAGCGGTGCAAACGATAGATGTTGGGACTGGAAGCCACAAGCCAGCTTTTGCTTACAATTTTGGACCCGTGGTTTCAATTCTCAAGTACGGGCATTAAACGCGATGCGCTCTAGTTATCGGAATGGCACTTCCGATTTCCACTTGCTACGAAGGCGACAATTATCAGTTTCTAGCTCGGACCAGGGCGTTCATCACGGCGCTACCCGACATTTTCGAGCGTCTGCATGATCTCGATTTGGATCATTCCTATCGTGGGATGCAGAAGCTGAGGTTTGTGGAGCAGCTGGAGCTCGGGGCCGGGACGACCCATTTTTATAATGCCAAGAAGGATATGTTGTCAGTGTTCCCGATGGCGTTTAGCGCCGGTGGGCGGATCGATCTTACCCTCTACGAAGGGCTGGGACAGCGCCATTGGCAGACCGGGATGTCGTCGGCCCACAAGGTGACGTGGGCGAGGTGTCTGGTTAAGGCCGACCAGCACGTCGTGGACCGGATTGATGAAGCGCTCGCCAGCGCTGATGACGGTCAGTTTCTCGACATCGTCGGTCTCTTCCACTCGGCGACCGAGAAGCTGCAGGCCATCCATATCGTCAACGCGATGGTGCGCAACTCGATGTCGATCACCCAGTTCGCCAACATGAGCGTGCGTGACTACCCGGCCACCAAAGATTTCTGCGCTGGCGACCGGCCCTACTCACTGATCCCACTGCTGAGCGCTTACGCAGCCCGTTGCGTCCGCCGGTATCCGGAAGCCTTCGCTCAGTATTGTGCGCGCTCAGGCCACCTTCCAGTTTCCGAGACGTCAACGGAGGCCGCGTTCGTGAGGCTGTTCAAATCGGTGACGCTGAGCGACCATGCGTAAGCTGAGATGGCGAAAGAACAGTAACGGTGGACTATGGACTGATTGGGCAACGGACAGATATCGTCGAACCACAGAGTCCGATTACATATTTGTCATATCGAGAGACAACGCGGGGTGGTTGTGGCGTTGTTACAACGTTGTTGACGATACCATATTTTTCGGTACGGTGACGATGCGCATTGCAGCGATCGAACAAGGCGAGAAGATGGCCGCACAGACGATTGGAGACAGCGATCAAGACCTCCCTGAGTCGCTGTTGGAAGCCAACGAATATCACGACGCTAGTGACCCCAAGTCGTTGACGCGCGCCACGGTTGGGTACGGTAACCGTCTTTTCAAGATCGAGCTCGGAATATATGGTAATGAGTTTCTGGTGGCGGGAGACTGTGCTGGTGATGCGATGGATGCGCTAATTGACTGGCTGGATGGTCATAACTCTCCGTGGGTGATGACGCCAGAACAAGAGGCATCGCTCGATGACTGTGAGGGTGAGCACTATCTCAGTGGTGGTAATTACGGGAAACACTTGGATTGCGGTGCTGAGGAAGTATGGATTACACAGGTCCCGGCTAAGGATGCTTTCCTGACCCGTGAGGAACAGCGCGCGATCGCAAGGGCGAAAGCTGCGGAGCTCGATCTCCCAGAGTCATCGAAATGGTCCAAAAACTGGCTGTTCGATCTTGTCTATCGCAGCCTCGATGGCGTTAATCGAGAGTTATTAGCTGCTCGAATATCCGAGCAAGCTAAGTGGATCATTATTGCCGGGAAAGTGACAGGTAAAGGTTCCTTGCAAAACACAGTGGATCGAGACATTGGTTACCAACGAGCGGCTGAATGGGCGGGCCGCGATTGGGGTCGCATCATTACTAGGCTACAAGGATTGCGTGACGGTCGCAATTATCGTCCGGTCAGAATCGACCTCACGCCCGGTGTGGACTGGATGTCGGGAGGCCCGCAAGACCTTCCGGAATCATTAGCTGACCAACTATTGGGGGCCAAATGAGCAGCGCCATCATCAGATTCCTGACGCAAAGGTCATCCATCCAGACCCGCAACCACCGCGACATCCTGGACCTGACCGGCACAGTGCCGCCGTCTACTCCACCGCCTCCGGGACCGCGACAGGTGTTGCTCACTCATTCACCGGGTCAGATCGACGTTCGAATCCTCTATCCGGACGGCCAATCTGAGATGATGTACCATGGTCCGGACCTGTTCCTGAAGCTCACCCAGAGAGGCTTACCTGCTTACAAGCTGGAGCGAGTCATCGATCATCTTTGGAACTTTTATCAAGTTTATGTGGACTGTGACGAGGAGCCGAGGCCACCAAAAATTCAGCTCGAATGAGAAACTGGCAAATCAACAGATTTGGTGAGTGGAAGTATCATTCGTCGAGCGGCATCCATCGCCAGTACCATGTTCACATATGGCGCGAAAAACAGTGGGTGTGGGAGGCGTCCCACAAAGTCGATAATTGTCACCATGTGATTGGTAGAGGACATTCAACTAACGTTGAGCTGGCTGCCCAAGAGGCTGAGAAATCGATCCGGACGCACGCTGCCACGCTTCAAGTGGATCAGGATCTTCCGGAATCTATGGGCGGTGAGGTGGTTCTTAAACCCGGTGACGTTATCTTGGTGCGAGGGATCTCCAGAACATATCGCGAGGTAGTCGATCATTGCGCCCATGATTTGGGAACCGTATACGCGCGCTGCACCGGGATAAGGGACCCTCGGTTACATGGTGGAGCATGGCCAATAAGCCAAGTGATCGCTGTCAAGATCGACGGTCAGATGCGGCCCGTTAAATATGACGAAGATACTAGTAAGTTTTGGTGGATCGACAACGATCTTCCGGAGTCCACAACGTCATTGAATTGGAAGGAAGACCCAGATGGCGCGTGGAGCGCTCGCCTTGGCACCAAATACGAGGCAGCTATCAGGAAGAAATCTGACAAATGGGTGTGGGATGTGACCTACAATCTTGGAATGTTTAGCTGTGAGCAATGTGGATACGGGGCGGAAGACACTATTGAACAAGCCAAGATGAAAGCTGCTGATACGATTCGCGGTGAAATTTCAAGCCGCCGCAGTGTCAGTCAAGATCTTCCAGAGTCCGCGCCGGAATGGGTGGACATGACCATCACCTCCCTGAACGTTGACGCTGACGGTAAATATCTTGGATTTTATCGAGGCGAGTTTACGTGGCCGCGTAATATTGGCAATCTGATCATTAAGGTCCCATCGATAACGTTTGACGGAGACATTTGGGTGGAGGGTGACATCGTGGCGGATGGTGACGTCAATGTGGCGGATAATGAGATCTCGGCAGGCGGCAACATCCTAGTGAAGGGCGACATCGTGGCGGGCGGCATCATAGCGAACGGCAACGTCTGGGCGAACGGCAAAATCGTAGTGGATGGTGGTAACATCAGCGTGGGAAAGGGAGGTAGCGTCCGATCACCACACATCACGGCGTTACGCGTTTATACAAATTATGACCGACACGACGTCGTTGATGGTCAGATCGTGCGGAGATCTGGCGCTAGGACTGGACAAAAGTCTAGGGGCCAAGATCTTCCGGAATCATTGGCTGACCGGTTGCTCGGTTAACGGTCAATCGCCGTCGCTTTAGGTTGCCATTGTATTATGGTCGCTTTGCCACAGCTTTGCCACTAAATATCGAGGCATGAAACCAGCAAAGCCTGCAGGATGGCAACCGTTGATTGAAGAGAAAATTTTTCGCCCCATTGGGGAGCCCGTGTTGGTGGAGTCCGCCGAGCTAGGTCGCAAGGTCTTGCGGCAGCATGGCGTCATCCAATCGTACACCCAGCGCAACCAGAATGGTCGGCTCTATCCGAAGAAGCTTTGGGAGGCGCTATTCAAGCCGGACAGCGACTTCATGGAACGGCTCCAGAGTCGCGCCATGGTCGGGCTTCTGGAGCATCCGGAGGACGGGATCACCAGGCTCGACCGAAGTCCTAGCCATCTGATGACGGAAGTCCATTTTGCCTCGCCCAAGGAGATCACGGAATCCCGCAAGTCCGACCCCAAGCACCCGTTGGAGGAAGGCGACATCATTGGGACGCTCGAAGTGATCGAAGGGACCCGTAACGGCGATGAGCTCAAGGCGCTCATCGAAGCCAAGGTTCAAATCGGCGTCAGTTCACGAGGCGGCGGAACGCTCAAGGAGGATGGGGAGGGCCACACCGTCAACGAGGATTATGAATGCGAGACCTGGGACGTCGTGCAGTCGCCATCCGTCAGCCGCGCCATCCCGCGCAAGACCGAGGTCACTCATGAATCGGCTCCGGTCCCTCCCGTCCCACCAGTCGTGGAAGCTGTTCCGCCAACTCCTGCCCCGGTCGTGGAGTCCAAGGTTCCGGTCGCTCCAGTGGTCAAGCTTTTCTGCGAGAACGGCGCCGTCCGTTACGAGATCGTCGAGGATGCCACCGGCTCCCATGTCTACGACCGCAAGGATGAGAAAAATCTTCACGACTGCGCCACTCCGGAACTGGCTCACCAATGGGTCATGGAAAACCTTAAGGCATCCGCTCCCGCCCAAGCATTACCGCTCGCGCCTGTCGTCAAGCCTTCCACGCCAGCTCCCTCGGTTCCACTTCAAGAATCAACCAACACCACTATTATGTCACATCGCGATAAGCTCCGCACCCTCGACCTGGACGTCACCCGTCTCACTTCCACGCCCGTCAAGGGTTTGAAGCCATCGGCCAAGTCGTCCATGTTCGAATCTATCACCAGCCTCCGCGTCGAGATCGCGGGCGTCCTCAAGGAGGACTCGACCCTGCAGCCGATCGCCGACAAGCAGCTCAAAAGGCTCACCGAATACGAGGACGAGCTCGATGCCGAGCCGATTCCGGAGGGGCCTGTCTCCCACGAGGGTGACGGCGACTTCGAGGACTTTGATCACGCCGACGAAGGTGGTGGTGACGACGATGTGATGTGCCGGGCCGCCGCCAAGCTTCGGACCCTCGGTGACGAGGGGGATGAGGAAGCTGCCGGATTGGCCGATGAACTCGATGCCGTGTGCGGTGATGGTGATGAACCGCCCATGGATGACGTCCCACCGCCCGCCCCTGAGGGCGACGCTCCTCCGATGGAGTCGAAGCTCCGCAGCTTCATCAAGAGGATGAAGGGCAAGTACGTCAAGCTTGAGAGCGCTCATCGCCGCCTGACCGCCGCGACCGCCACGCTGTTGGAGCGCTACCGGACCGTCAAGAAGCACCTCACTGAGAACGGTGGGGGGCGTCCCGCCGACCAGCAGTCGATCGAGGAATATGAGAATGCTGCCCGCGACATTGCGGACCGCTATAACCGCCATATGATCGAGATGGGCAAACTGCTCATGCAGGCCAAGCAGCCTGGACTCTATGAGGCCAATGAGGACCGCTTCAAGCGCGTCCGCACCTGGAAGCAGTTCGGCGAGGTCTCCCAGCAGGTCGTGGCCAAGCGTCCGCTTCGCGAGGGCGTCCAGCCTCCGGTCAAGAAGCCAGCATCGAGCTCCTCCACCAATCCGCCGCCCGATCCGCCTCTCACGGAAACCGTCCACCCGTCCGTCATGATGGCAACGCGCGCCCGCCACCGGTCCACCATTACGGGATAAACCATCGGACCACCTACTCACCACCAACCACCTCTCACCATCAAGCATATGAACGGAATCTCCTCAAATCAACTCGCCGAAACCTTCGTCCGGGGCACTCGGCTGGCCGAAACCAGCATGGGCATCGGCGTCAAGGATAGTCTCATCGAGGCCAAGGGCTGGAAGGAGATGGTGGCCGGGATCAAGGACGACAAGAAGCGGGCTCTCTGCGCCATCATGTTGGAGAACTACCGCAAGTACCGCAAAGGGCTTGATGAGGCGACCAGCACCCTGCAGGTCGGCAACTTCGATAAATGGGCGTTCCCGATCATCTCGATCGTCAGTGAGAACCTGATCGCTCAGGACCTGGTCAGCGTTCAACCGCTGGAGGGTCCCTCAGGATTGGTGTTCTTCATGAACTTCACGGCGGGCCAGTCCAAGGGCAACGTCCAACGCGGCGCCAAGATCTGGGATGCCCGCACCGGCCATGCGGAGCGCTTCCTCGACAGCAGCGACCGGGTTCCCAATGAGCCAATTGTGTGCACGACTGGAGACCTGAGCAGTGGAGCGGCGATCAGCCTCGCCTATGCGCCAGTGGTTCCCGGCACGGTCTCGGTCGCCATCGGCACGTCAGTCCTGCGCGATGATGGAAACGGCAACCTGGTCGTGGTCTCAGGGCCAGCAGGCGGCGCCGGAATTGACGTGGGCGACATCGACTACCCGACCGGGTTGATCAGCTTCACGACCGCTGAGAACACGGCCACGGTCGCCGAGTTCAGCTACAATTACAATCCCGAGCTCAACCCCGAGGCCCAGCAGGTCGACTTTGAGATTCAGTCCAGCCCCATCTACGCTCAGGAACGGAAACTGCGCGGGCGCTGGTCCACTGAGGCCGCTCAGGCCCTGGAAGCGCTTCACCAGATCAACGCCGAGGACGTAGTCTCAACCGCGATCACCAACCATCTGCAATGGGAAATCGACCGCGAGATCATCGAGGACCTCCGCAGGCAGGCCGGAGCCGGTCTGGTCCGTTGGTCCGCCCAGATCCCGGCGACCAGTTACATTTCGTACACCGAGCACAAACTGTCGTTCATCGACGCATTGGTGACCGGAAGTAACTTCATCTACCGGGCGACCAACCGGGCAAAGGCTAACTGGGTCCTGGCGGGCATGCAAGCGACCAACATCCTGGAGACCCTTCCCCAGTTCGAGCCCCATGGTGGCGCCGATACCGAAGTGGAGGGCGTGAGCATGCTCGGCACGATCGGTCGCACCAAGGTCTACAGCGATCCTCACTACAATGTCGACGAGGCCCTGATGGGATACAAGGGCAACGACTTCGTTCGCACCGGCTACATCTTCGCGCCTTGGATCTTGCTCTACTCCACGATGCTCATCACACTGGATGACTTCATCGCCCGCAAGGGGTTTGCTAGTCAGTACGGGAAGAAGCTCGTCAATTCGAAGTTCTATTGCAAATTGCAACTCAGCGGTTTCTCGGCGGAGTTTGGCAGCCTCGCCGGTACGTAAGCAATCGTCTCCGGTATTTCCATCACGGTCGGGCCGACTCGCAAGGGTCGGCCCGACCTGTATCAGCTAATCCGTAGTGGATATGGCAGTGGCTTGGTTAGATCCAATTGATGGATGCAAACTCCGTGCACATGCTTACTATGATTACAGTTGGCACATAGACATTGGAACAGTCCGGCGTCGTTGCCATCTCGCGCAATCGTTCGATACAACTTACCGCCCCGTAATCCGTTCTCGCTACGCCCTTCGCCGAATATATGATCGACGTTCAATCGTGTGAATCCGTCTTCCCCACAACACACGCATTTATTTCCAAGTGCAGCGAGTGCAGCCACTCTGGATATGCGATAGTCTTTGTGCACTCCCTTACCAACCCACTCTAGCGTAATGAGTTTGTGTTGCTGACAATTGCGACACATCGTTTGGAGATTATCGGGGAAACCGGACTTCACTAACATGTGATAATTGTTGCCGCTAAATCGGCGACCGTTGGTACGTGCTTTTCGCTCTATTGCGCCATCGCTGTCGATATGATCGAGCGTTAAGAATTCCACCGGTAAAACCTTATCGCAACCAACACAGGTGCGACCATAATGATCAAACACTGTGGATATATGCAGTTCGCGCCGCGCCCGTACGCACTTTCGTTGTGCGGCTAATTGTCTTTGGTGCCGTTCTTCCTTTGTTAGTTTGGGAGGCAGTGGATGTAACAACCGATAAGTAGCATGTCGAGCCTTCTCGGCAGCCAAACGTTGCTCTCGGTGCTCCTGATAGTATTTCCCTTGCGTCGCTTGCTTCTTGGCCTTTACCTCTGGCTTAGCGCCTTGCTTGCGAGCGGACTCACGGCGAGCTACAGGGTTGGCAGCATAACGGGCACGGGCCTGAGCCTTGATCGTCTCATGGTGCTCGGCGCGATACTGACGCATATATTCGGCTGTTGCCATACTAAAAAAGAACGTAAGAACATTTCATAGTCGCCGCATTCTTTTATATATGATATTAACACCAGAACAACGAGAACACCGTCGCGCCACCAGACAGGAGCGTCGCCGACTTAACAGAGAGGCCAACAACGAAGCGCATCAAAAATTGCTTCAAAGAGGTGGTCGATATATGGAGTTACACGGCAGCAAGTATATCGGTAGATATGTGAAGGGTAGTAAACATTGGCGCGATGAGAACGTTGAGTGGGTGAATTTCCGCAACTCTGTGCTGGAATTGCGAAAAAAGTATTTGTGTTTGGCCCAATACGGCGGTAAATGCGTCGGGTGCGGAGAAACCCACCCGTATCGGCTGACGTTCGACCATGTTAACGACGATGGGGCCGACGAACGACGGAAGGGTGTCAAGATATACCCATGGTTGATCAGGAACAATTTCCCCAAGGATATTATCCAATGCTTATGCTGGAATTGTCAGCAGTTCAAGAGACCGCGCCAGGAGGGTACATATTTTGATATGTTACATCGGGGAATGGTAACAGCGCTTGGTGGCAAGTGCGTTACTTGCGGAATTGATAACTTAAGGCTCCTAACCGTGGATCATCTTGATGGTGGCGGAAAGCAACACATGCGGACGATCGGCGCAAGACGCCTCTATAACGAAGTGATCAAACATATTGCGGATGGAAAATCTGGCGTCTATGCGGCCAAGTGCATATCTTGCAACAGCGCGTCCGGCATCATCAGGGTGCGCTACCCAACTATGAAGGAGCGGTTTGAGAAATATCGGGAACACTTGAACCCGGAAGATATTCTACTGATGGAACGGGATATATTGGCCGCTGAGCTACTCACCGCCTACCATCATGACGTTACTCAAGAGAGGCGATAAACCACGCCACCACTATCGCGCTTCGTGGGAGATGTCGTCGGGAGAATTCGATGACTTAGCGTTTGGGATAATAAAGCATGACTTTACATTGTATGTTAATCTGGTTCGCGATACGTTTATCTGGTGCGTGTTTGATCAGGGATCATTTCCGTTATTCGAAGGGTCTAGTCGCACTATGCGAGGCGCTAAAAAGGCTGCCGAGTACGCAGTTTCACGAGTGTTGTGCGCACGGAGGCGTAACATCGGCGGTTTCGACCTGCCCGTATGAGTGATCCGATCCAGCGCGGGTATCAGGGTGTAATCTGGTTGAACGATCACGGTGTCAATGTTGTGGTCACGAACGTTAGAAAGGTTGTGTCGCTCAATATGACGCTGCACCGGTACACGGTCGTGGATGGTCAGAACAGTCATGTGACCAGCATCGTATTCGCGAGGCGTCAACGATCACGGAAGGGATTGGAAGATCTTGACCTGCCATGAGCATGGAGCATCATCTTGGAATCAGTCGTGGATACCGGGGCCGTGCCAGACGTGACGATTCCATGGGTGCGGTCGTTAACGTGACGGTGCTGCGAGTTTGCCGGACATCGACGTTTATGTATCGGCCATACTTGGTCGGGGACGGTCAAACCAGTCACTGGGTCAGCATCGTGTTTGAACGCTGTCGGAGTCGGCACAGGTTCGATCGGGCAGCCATGGGATCGTTTAATGATCTCGACCTACCTGTATGATCGATCCCGCTGAAATTAAGCGCGGGTATCGGGGCCGGGTAAGGCTCGCTTCCGGCAAGATCCTGAATGTTGTGGTGACGAAGGTGGGGCGCAGTCCTCCCAATGCTATGTTGGCCAGATACGTTCAATACACGGTCGTGGACGGGCAGAGCAGCTACGTCACCAGCATCGTTGATCCCCGTCGATGTGATTCGGTGGATGAGGACTTGCCTGATTGACGCTACTTATTGTGATGAAAGCTTTGCGATATCATGTGAAACCTGGCGACAAGGGTCCGTTCTATGCTTATTCGGAAGACTTTATCGGCGCGCTGGTGGGACCTTTTACCACTTTGGAAGAAGCTTCATCGGCACGTGAGAAGGATGCAAGCCTATACCGATTACGGGGACGACTTCCTTGGTGTGGTGACGCCGAGCCATCCAGAGTTCGAAGAGCTTAAAGATAATGGGTTGGGGATCATCTCGCCTGAACGGGATAGAAACATGAATAAGTCCAAGCTTGATGCGTCGGACTTGCCGGAATCACTGGCCGATCGATTGCTCGGATAACGATCCACGTTGGGCTTGGGATAGACGGTGGAGGCGTTTGACCTTCCTGATTGACAGCCACCAAGCTGTCCGGTATCATTCATTGTCCTATGAGCACTTTTAAAGTCACGGTCGAACAGATTACCACGTCAGTCCATCACCCGAACGCGGACCGCTTGAGCTTGTGCGGGCTCGCCGGGCTGTCGTTCCAGTTCGTGACGATGCGGGATCAATTCAAGCCGGGCGACCTTGTCGTCTATTACCCGGTCGACTCGATCCTCCCCACGTTCCTGATCGAGCGAATGGGGTTGGTGGGCAAGCTGGCGGGCGCGGAGCGCAATCGCGTCAAGACCGTGCGGCTGCGCGACGCCATTTCGCAAGGATTGGTCGAGCCAGCGTCGATGATCGGGCCGGACCTACAGATCGGCGCTGACGTGACTGAGCTGCTTGGCGTCACCAAATGGGAGCCGGATCTGGTCTCGGTCAAGAACGCCACATTGGTCCCGATCGGCACGATTGGCTTATCGCCATACGATATCGAGGGCGCGGAGCGCTATCAGGATGTGGTCGAGCAATTGCTGGACGTGCGCGTGCAAGTGACCGAGAAGCTGGAGGGTAGCAACCTGTCGGTGACGGCGCGTCTGGGCGAGCCCACGTTGGTCGGGATGCGCAACAAACTATTGATCGAGGATGCCGGTAAGCAGCATCCGATGTGCGAGGCCGCTCGGCGGCAGGGGTTGATTATAGCTGCCGAAAGTCTTCGCAACTGCTACACGGAGCAGACGACCGTTTACGGTGAATATTTGGGGCCGGGCGTGCAGTCCAACATCTACCGGATGACCGAGCGCGAGATTCGCTGCTTTGACGTCCGAGTAGGTGACCGGTTTCTGGACTGTGAGCGCGACTGGCCGCCGAATTTCCGGTGGGTGCCGGTGCTGGCCGAGAACGTGACGTTGAGGGAATTCCTGGACGGGCGCACCGTTCAGCAGGCTAGCAACGGTGCGTCGCTGCTCGGCGGCGTGCGACGGGAGGGCATTGTGATCAAGCCAATGATTGAGATGCGGCACCCCACGTTGGGGCGATTGATCATTAAGCAGCGCAGTCCTGAGTATCTGGCCAACTCTGATCTCTAATGACAATCTTCTTCCCTGACAATTGTTCGGACCAGTATATGATAGATTGGCTAATCGCGCGCGGCTTCATCCGAGCTCGAATTAAGATCGACTGGAACTACCGGGTAGTTGAGATATACCTGTAAATGGATCATCCCCATTGTCATCAGCGTCGCATCCGGGACTCTCTGGAAGCTCAGGACCGGATAGAGCACCCCGAGCTCTTTGATCGCCCGATCCAAGACTACCTGCTTGCGCATGAGCGGCATTCCGCTGACATCGGACACCATATCTCCAAGTACGAATGGATCGGCACGGTCGGGACGTTTCCGAGATGGTGCTTCACCGCAAGATTGGACGGAGTCATTGGCGGGGCCGTGTTGCTCAATCTCCCCAATGCGTTCTCGAAGCTGCTTGGTGACGGCACCAAGCCGATGGAGTGCCTGATCCAGCGCGGCGCCTCGGCCTCGTTCGGCCACCCGCATCTGGCCAGTAAGCTGATCATGTGGTCGATCCGATGGATGGTGGCGAACACCGATAAGCGAATCTTTTACGGGTACTCAGACGAGCGGGCGGGGGAGCGTGGCATCATCTACTCGGCCTGCAACTTTCAATGCTTGGGAGGAGGGTTCGGGGCAGCCGCCATGTATCGTCACCACACCTGGTCGGCTGGTAAGGAGTTCTGCGCCCATTCACTGCGCAGGACTGGAGTGCTCAAAAAATGGATGAAGGAGCGCGGGATGCCGTGGCTCCCCGAGTACGCGCTGCCTAACGGGTTCAAGAACTTGGCAACCTTACCTGTCTCGATTAAGGAGGCGTGGTACCGGTGGGGCGATGCGATCGTCAAGGAGTCCGAGAAGATTAAGATCCCCACCAAGGTCAAATGGGTGATGGTGCTGGGCCGGGACCGCCGTGAGACTAAGCAGTTACGGGCACGGATGAAGCTATGAACGTTGCCGTTCGACAACCTTGGCTTTCGCCATCAGCTTGTAGATATATTGGTAATTTCCCTGCGATGCTTCAACAATCGGTCGATATAATCGCCTTGATCATCGTGCAGCGGGAAGTTGAGCACCGCCTCCAAACGGCGGATGAGCACAGGGTGTCTGAGCTGACGCAATGCCTTGCCTTCAATTTGACGAACGCGTTCGGCCCCAATCCCACGCTTCTCTCCAGCGTCAGTTTGTCTCCGTAGAACCCGCAACGGTCGAAGATTACGGAACGTTCGCGCTCATCCAGGGACATCACCACATCCTCCACTTCATGGATAGTTTCTTGCTCGGAGATGATTTCGAAAGGCGATGGGTAAGTCATGTCGCGACTTTAGCAACATAATCGATCGTTTGTCAAGTTTCATTGCCCCCAATAATCGTCGCACCCATAATGCATTGACCCGAGAAACATGTTCTTCATCTCTGGGAAGCTCCCCGGAACGCCATCCGGAAAAAGGTTGCCGAAGTTGTGCGCGCCGATCGCGTCAATCCATGCCTTATATCTCAACCACCTTTCCAGGATATTGCCGTCCTCGGGCCGCAGACTGTCTTCGTTGATGATGCAAGCATATCGCATGAAAACGAAGCCAAGACGGTGGCGGTAAATGGATGGATGACGGAAGTGCGGCATTTTATCGAAACAGCTTACATAGTTTGCCTTGGCGACGGTCAGGACGCTGGTGACGCGCGCCTCTCGGAGCGGCACTATCCTGATCAGGTAACATCGGATCATATGGAGCACAAACTCTCGAACTTCCTGCGCGGAGACTGGCATGGTAGTGTCGATAATCCGCACTGGCACCGTTCCTAGGCCCCACGGCACTCCGTGAGGATGGTAGATGAACCGATGTACATGTTTCCGCCCTGTCGATCTCCCTCGCTCTGTGATGGTCCCATAGAGATATCCACCCGCCCAAAAGTCGTGGGCTTCATATCTGACGTCAAAAATATCTTCAGCTTGATGCGGCTTCTTAAACGGCTCAGAAAATGTTGCCTTACCAACACGTTTAGGAAGCGCGAACGCTTCTACGGTATGATCGGTCAGTTGTCTCTCAGTCATAGGTTGATGTTAGCATCGCGTTCGGCGTTCGTCAAGCTCTACATTCGTTGGCCGTGAACATCGCCGTGTTATTCGATGGGGCCGGGTTATCGAGACTTGGACTCGAACTCTCGGGTCATATTTGCACCGGGATTGAACTCGATCCGGTTGCTCACTATCTGTCGGGATTCGTCGGCTCTGGGAACTGTCAGCTGGGTGACGCCACCAAGTTCGACGTTTCCGGGTTCGATGCCGTCTGGGCCAGCCCGCCCTGTCAGAAGCGCAGCGGAGCCATTAAGGATCGGTTTCACAAGACCGGCGTCCGCCGCCCAGAGTTTGCCGAGGATCACCTAGCATGGTCGTTGAAGATCGAGGCTCCCGTGCTCTGGGTCGAGAACCATTCAAGGGAGTCGCGGCAACGAGTGGGGGACTGCCTACAACGCTGCGCAGTTTCTGGAGGTTCCAATCCAGTGTCGCAACCGGATCGTGGGCGGACATTACCGGGCGCCTGCAGTTTTCCGCCCATATCGGCGCTCCTATGGACCGATCTGCCCCACTATTTCAGCGACTGAGTATAAGGGATGCGCGTCCGATCGGCTGCGAGCGTCCCGGTTCTATGGCCGCAAGCTGACTGTGGACGAATGCGCCTACCACCAAGGGTTCACGATCCCAGATGGGTGGCGGAAGCCGATGTTCGGGTTGTCGCCCGCGCAATGGCTATACCGTCTCTACAACGCGATCGGCAACGGCGTTGAGGTCAACATGGCTAAGGCGTTCGGCTGGGCGTATCGCTAATCTCCATAGCATGGTCACAATGGATGGGCATTAAGCGCTAAGTATCTGGATGCCAGATGCGTTAGTTGAAGTCACCTTAGACATTTTGCTGATCGATGATCAGGAGCCTATTCACCAGGCGCTTAAGGCCGTCTTTACGTTCCCGCCGCCGCTGACTTACCGGCTCCATAGCGCCTTCTCAATCGAGGAAGGGATTAAGATGGCGACATTCATGCAGCCGCACGTCATCTTGCTGGATCTCCACTTTCCGATTGAATCTCCCGATATGGAGGGCGCCCTAGCAGCCATTCCGGGACTGTCTCAGCATGGGGCCGTGATTCCGTTCACCGGCTACGAGACTCAGAAGCTCTGGGGGCGCGCCATCTCACTAGGCGCCGTTGACTTTTTGTCCAAGGAAATATTGCGTGATCCCAACGATCGCAAGCTGCTCATCCATGCGATCACCAACGCAACGTTTCTGCACGACGCTCGACAACAGTCATGTCAACGCCCCTAAGTGAACAACAGAAAGAATTTCTTGGACTCGCCGCGCAATATGTTTTCTCTGGTCATGGAATGCTGTTGCTGCCGCCGCCTTCTCCACCACCTAGGCCGTCGTCCTCTCGTATAGCGATCTTCACCGCCGTGGTGCTCTGCATCACCGCGATTGTAGCTCCCACTTGTTCGTTCATCTGGTACCTGGCCTACAAGGAGCGAGACTTCGCGGACGCTCGCCGGGACATCAACGACATTCGGGCCAACGACGTCGCTGGGCTCCGGGCCTCCGTCACGCTGCTGAAGTCCAACGCGGTCATGCATGAGAAGCAAATTCAGTGGTTGCGCGCCACTGCCGGGAACCCGGATAACAAGTGGACGTTGAGCATGGAGACGTTTACGCTGGATTACCTGTGTCAGCAGAACGGATTGAAGCCTTTTGACCTCAAGCGCATCCACGAGAACTTGATGCAGGACTTTCCGCACACGGAGTTTCCGGAAGCGTTGGATCAATAGCGTATCCGCTAGTTTTGGCCGACAGATCGAAGTTCCGTTCGATGAAATCAATCACCTCCTGATGGTCGATGGAGCGCGGGAACACGATGTTGGGACCATGCTGATCTAAGTAAATGGCCTTAAGGTTGCCGAATTGTTTGAGTCCCGATGAAGTGCTGGCGCCGCACTCGTGAGACCCGCACTCAAACTCTCGTTGCGACTTGATTGGAACGTCGTCCGGGTGATCGGATATCAGCGGACAATGGAAGTGGACCACGCAGTCAAATCCGGGATGATCGTGGAAGACCATGCGCTGCGACTGGCCGCCCACTGATGGTTTGGCTCCATAAGCGATGACGGTATCCGGTCCGTCTGTGCGCACCAATACCATCCCGACTTCGTTGAGGCGGTTGAAGTTCGATTTACGGATCGAGGTCAGGAATGAACTTTCATCAAGCTGCACTGCGAAATGTCCGACCGTCGCGCCCTTGAACGGCTTGTAAGCGTTTCTGGCGATGCAATGATCAACAACTGTACGAAGCGACTCTGGAACGAGATCGGACTTCCATGGAATTGGCTCTCCGCTCACTACCGTGGAGCGGGTAAACGTCAGGTGCGATCGAAGCAGCGCCATTTGCACGAGCCCGCGCAGCGCCTCATCTCTGTTCGCGGTGTCGTGATAGACGGCTTCCTCGGGTGTCACCACCATGTTTTGGCGGCTGAGCGCATCATTGACCATCACCAGATTGGAACTAGACTCCTTGAGCAACCGCAAACCGGCGTTGAACATCTGCGCGCCCGTGGCTCCGCAGGTCGTCTTGAACGACGCCAGTGTGATGTCCTTGCGATTTTTCCGGATTAAGGAGACGATCTTGGGGGCCGGTTCCAAATAGACCGAATATTGACCACCGCCTCGGGTGTTGAGCCGTGGCGCATATTTGCCAGTCTCCATCGACATTTGAATGTCACCCTCAGTAAGGTTGGGGGTGAAGTCGGTGACCGCTGCCGTGAAGAACACGATCTTGGCTCTCTGGTCTTCGACCATGGCCTCCACTGCTACAGTCAAATCTTGGTTGGTGACAACGTGGGAGTGCACTGGGTCAGCCATTTTGGTCAGGATCAATCTCACATCGAGCGCCGAGGTTTGCTTCCCGCACTCTTCCGCGATCCGGCGGGCCGTCGTTCCGAAGGCTGGGGCGGTCAGCGCCAGATGGTTGACGATCGGCATTATAGTGCCGCCACCGAAAATATAGATAAGCTTGTTCATGCTCATAGGTTAGCGTCACTACTGGCGTCTGTCAATTCTGGCATTCGGAGACGGATGAAGCTATGGTACATTCACCCGGAGTCAAACTGCGTCGTCGCCAGTGAGCCGACGGATGGTGATGGATGCTTGGTCGAGCTGGGACCGTGCGTCACAGGCAGGAGAGCGGAGATCTTGTCACTGCTGCGAAACAATAAGATAGATCCGAGGCAGTTTACCGGAATCCCGTCGCAAGCTTATGCTGGGATTGGATCGCGGCAAACGCCTGACTGGGTGCTGGAGCGGATGGAAACGGTGGCAGAATTCTTAGCCGCATCTGGATGGACGCTCAGGAGTGGTGGCGCTGAGGGAGCTGACACAGCGTTTGAACGTGGCTGCATCAAGGGAGCCGGGAAGCGCGAAATCTTTCTGCCGTGGGCCGGGTTCAATGACAGCCGATCTTTTCTCCATACGATCCCGGCGGAGGCGTTCAAACTGGCCGAACGATATCACCCATCATGGTTATCGCTCAAGCAGGGAGCGCAGAAATTGATGGCCAGAAATTGTCAACAGGTGCTGGGCTCCCACCTTAACGACCCGGTTGAGTTCATCATCTGTTACACGGCGGGTGGGCGAGGTTCTGGCGGAACCGGCCAGGCGCTCAGGATCGCCGACGATCGTAACATTCCGGTGCTCGACATGGGCCAGTTTTGCTCGCTCAACGTGCTCGATAACGCGATCTGCAACTTCTTGCAACACTATGCGGTCGCATCCTAAGTATCCGGGTGAACCCATTCGATTTCGCTCAATTACTGGAATCCGGTGACAAGTCATATAGTTGCACAATGTTAATGATGCCGGAAGAGGTTTGCCGGATCATCCAGCAAGTTCAGGACGATATTGACGAAGATGATCTTGCTGGCGACGGGTTGGAGACGGAATATCACACGACAATCATGTACGGAACGCATACCGACGACCTTGACGAGATCAAGGAGGCACTGCGGTCAACCGGCATTAAGGAAGTAAGGTTCAAGATCGGCGACCTGACCAGCTTTCCGCCGTCCGTTTACTCGGATGGCGCTTCGGTCCTCAAATATGACGTGGAGAGCGACGACCTGAACGAGCTCCACGAAGCTCTGGCCAAGCTTAAGTGCACGGAATCGTTTAAAAATTATCACGCGCATTGTACAGTCGCGTATGTCGATAGTGGTGTGGTCGACCGTTACACCGGCAAACCTTTCCCGAAGCGCAGGGAGTTGACATCCGATCAAGTTATGTTTTCAACGTCCGACCGCAAAAAGACGACGTTCAAGCTGTCCGACCCATGACGCCTGCGACCTATGCGGAATTGTTGGAGGACAAGATCCGGATCATCCATTACTCAGATGAGATGTTCGATGACGACGAAGAAATGGACGACGACTGGAAATATGAGGCCAGGCAATCGATCGGTGAGCAAGTTACATGCTGCTTTCATTCGAACGATCTACGGTGGGTGAACAATATGGATATCGGGATGCTGGCCTTGGGTCGGGACCCAGACGAATATTGGGACCCGTTCGTGGCCGGGTGCACAGTCTATCGGGAATACCAGGACCCAGATAGTAACGAGCATGTCTACAGTTTTGACATCGCGGTTCGCAAGAGCCATCAGAGAGGCACGATCGGGTGGAGCCTAGTTAAGGCATCGATCCAGGAGGCGAGATCGCTGGAATGTGACGTCATCAAGCTTTATGTCATCAACCCGTTGATGTACAAGATGCTGACGAAAATGTTCGGGTTCCGGGACGAGGAAGAGCCTCCGGATGCCCGCAACGGGTTCCGAGCCCATGTAGTGCTCTATCTATAAGGATGAGCCCGACCGACTTTGATCAACTGCTGGAGGATCGACCAGGAACAACCACGCTCGACAATTTGTCACCGGCGGGGCAACGGCAGGTGCTCAAGATGGTGCAGGACTATCTGGCCACCCATCCGATCCCGGAGTCCGGCAACCCAGACTTTACCGAGCTGGCCCGTCAGACTGGATTAACTGACCAGTCGCTGATCGAGGTGCTCAATCAGGTGGCCAGCCGTCGTCAACCTGTTCACGCGTAATCACATGCTTTTACTGATCATCATCAAACTAGAAACAAATCATTGATGTGCCGAGGTCGTCAAATCATATACATTCTTTAGGCCAGTGATCGCAGCATTCAAATATCGGCTCTACCTCAATGTTGATCAGCGCATCGCGCTGGCCCAGCACTTTGGCTGTGTCCGGTGGGTGTACAACTGGGCGCTCGCTAAGAAGTCCACCGCATGGAAAGACGAAAAGAAAACGATTTCACGGTTCGATCTCAGTGCCGAGCTACCAAAATTGAAGCGTGCCGAAGGCACGGAGTGGCTGGGCGAGGTCACCGCCCAATGCCTCCAGCAGTCGTTACGGTGCCTTGATCAGGCATACCAACACTTCTTCAAGGACGGTCGTGGGTTTCCGAAGTTCAAGCGCAAAGATGGTTGCCAATCGTGCCAGTTCCCCCAAGGCGTGAAGACTGATTTTGAAGATGATCGATTGACGTTCCCACACATCGGTTCGGTGAGAGCAGTGTTCGACCGCCGGTTTCATGGCAAGATCAAGACCACAACGGTCTCAAAGACATCCACTGGTAAGTACTTCGCATCGATCACCGTTGACACCGGTGTGGACGTTCCCGAAACGGAGCCGTACTCGATGCATTCATCCGTGGGCGTCGATCTTGGTCTCACACACTTTGCCACGCTCTCCACCGGAGAGAAAATCGACAATCCACGTCTAGCGCGCAAGGCCAAGCAGGCGTTGGCACGCGCCCAACGTCGTTTATCTCGTTGTAAGGCCGGTTCCAAGAACCGCGCGAAGCGGAAGCTGAGGGTGGCGCGCATTAGTGAGCGCGTCGTTAATCAGCGACAAGACTTTCTTCATCAGTTATCCACGAGGTTGATTCGCGAGAATCAAGCGATCTGCCTTGAGACGCTCAGCGTCGAGAACATGAAGAAGAACCGTTGCCTCGCGTTTAGCGTGAGCGACGTGGGCTGGTCCACTTTTGTGGACCTATTGAAGTACAAAGCCATCAAATACGGTAAAACCATATTGAGAATTGGACGGTTCGAGCCGTCGTCCAAACAGTGCTCATGCGGTGTCGTGAACCACGAACTGACGCTCCGCGATAGAACATGGACGTGCAGGTCATGTGATGTCACGCACGATCGTGACGTGCTGGCGGCCCAGAACATACGCCGAATGGCGTTCGACAACTTAGTAGGGCAGGATATGCCCGAACTTAACGCCTGCCGAGATTCCGCCATAGCGGGGTCGATGAAACAGGAAGTATCAAACCAGACCAGATACAAATCATCATCGTTTGTTGCGGCGGCCACGGGCTGTGGCGCGGATGGGGTTATGGTAATGGTGGGTTGCTGGGTTTGCTGCTCATTGTGCTGCTTCTGATGATGCTTTTGCGCCACTAATCATGCCAGATATCAACGATAATCATCAAGATCCTACCGAATTGACGACAAGGTTGATTCGGCGCGAGATGGCGTCTCATCAACAGATTATCGAGACTCGCCTCAACGGGATGGACAAGGCGACTGAGCTTCTCAACGCCAACGTCACGCGCGTCCCCACTGAGACCGATAAAGCCATTTCTCATCTTAAGGAGCTCCATGATGAAAAATTTTGGAAGCGTGCAGAAGCAATTTGCGGAGCGAGATGTGAGGACTGATCAGGCGGCTATTGCGACCAAGATCGCGGTGGATGCTGCCCTTCAGGCCCAGAAGGAGGCCGCTGGCGCTCAGAATGAGAGCAACTCGGCAGCGATCACGAAAAGTGAGGCGGCATCGGCCAAGCAGATGGACGGCATCCAGGCATTATTGCAGAGTGAATCCAAGGCCACGGGAGAAAAGTTTGATGACATTAAGACGACTATCGCCAGCCTGGACACCCGGCTCACGGCGCTGGCCTCACATGGTAAAGGGGCGACCGATAACATGGCCTGGATTTTGGTCATCATCATGGCGGCCATTGCCCTGTCCAGTTTGGCTGTTAACTTCTTTCGTCACTAGGCGTCGAGCATTCGTGGATGGGTGCAAGATTCGTCAGAACAATACTTCCGCAGGCTTGAGCGACTTAGGGTGGCTATGAAGGCCGCCATGGGGTCTCTGGTGGGTCCCAACAACCCGATCGCCGAGCTGATCGACCTATTCGGGTACGAGTTGACGCTCAAGTTCCTGTTCTCGTTCGGTGGTCAGGTCATCCATGTCCCGAAGCTATCCCAGATCACCGAGATGCTGCCGACCGCCCAGGCGGCCTTGGACGTTGACGAGAAAGTGATGCCGATGCAGGCCGCCGTCCAGCACTACTCGGTCAGGGTCCGGGACGTTCAAGCGGCCCTGGAGATGTTGCGGCGCGACCGGGAGATCCGGACCAAGCTGTCAGTTCAGCAGGCATCATTGCTCAAGGAGTCTGGACTGATGGATCTGGTGGGGCCGCCAACTTAACGCTTGAGCTTCCTAGCTTTCCCGGAGTCGCGCCGGATCGCCATTAGGTCCAGCGTCCTGCTCCGATTGTTGGCTGACATGTTGTAGCCGTCCATCCTGAGCTTGATGGCGTCCAACTCCTCCACCGTGGCAGCCGCCTTGATCGCTTTCTGGGTTCTGGTCACCCAGATACTTAGCCGATGACCGGTTTGCGGAGCCCGGACTTAGAGATCTTAACCTTCTTGTCGGCAGGTCTGCTGCGATTAACCTGAGTGCGTCGGACTGCGATCAGGTTGAGAGCCCGCTCCCGATTCTTGGGCGTCATCCCGGCGCGGCCCTCGATCTCCTGTTTGATGCCATCCAATTCTTCGCCGCTGGTGGCGTCCTTGATTGATTGTTCGGTTCTGGTCATATGATTGCTTTCCTGGTTGTAAATCGTCTCGGCTGCTCGATACTGATCCCACCAGTCCGCAGGCCGGTAGTCAATCGTTCGCGCACATTTAGTGCTATTACACGACACGACACACACAGCGGTTGGATGTTCTCGACCATGTTCTCACCCAGTAACTCCAGTGGGACTACGTGGTCGATCGTGATCTTGGGTGGGATCATGCAGCACCGGAGACATTGGCCACCTGATATCAATAAAATAAATGTTCCACTGGTCCTTGGTCAGAGAATTGGGAAGCCGACGCTTTGCAGCGCGACGTTTAGCATGTGTGACTGCCTTGCTACGACGCCTTCGCTCCCTATATTCAGCGTCTTCTGCTAACCTTTGCTTAAGTCTAGTCGCACTGGTAACATAGTCTTGTTTCTTCTGCTCCGGAGTCCGTTTAGCGCGTCGTGCAATGCATTGTTCGGAGTGCCAACCAGGTTGACGAGATTTGAGTAATGATTGGGCGAACTGGAAACATTGGTCGCATTGCAACCACATATTGTGCCCATGTTTGACTTATGTTTAATTGTTCGCAGTGCATCTGGATGTGCATCAGCCCACCGTTTGTTACACTCTTTATCTTTTTCGTACCGGGTCACTGACTTTACTTTTTCTTCAGGGCGGCTAGCTTAGCCTTCATCTTTTCGATGTCGGCATCATATTTGGCGAACAGTTCGGCGTCGTGCGCCAGCTTTTCGTTGGCCTTCTGCAGCTCTACTTCCGGGTCGGGAGCTCCGTTTTGCCGTTCCCGATATTTGATCGCCATCTTCTTGAGATCGACCCGGTAATTCTCTTCCTGTTTGCCAGACTCGTCCCACGCATCTTGATCGATGAATGATTCGACCTTCTCCCGTACTATCTGGACAAGCGCTCGTGGTTCGACGCCGTCCAGCTCGTAGGAATCATCTCCATATTGTTCCTGAAACTTTTTGAACCTGGCGTCGGTTTGCTTGGCCGGGTTCGAAGGGATGTTCATAGACTGGACCTGATCCATGTTGAGCGCCACCGTGTGCACGTTGACGTCACCACGGACAAACATGGTAGTGCGTTCAGCCACGTCACGTCTCATGTCAAAGCCCGATGGATCAGCGTCGCCTAGGTACACGATGTGTAGTTCCTTGCCATTTTCCGCGTGGTGGCGCATCCTCATGCCGGTCTCGTAAAACGTGGAACTGCTGCAATACCCCTTGTTGGCTGCAAATGGGACGTCGAGTTCCCGGCACAGTGGCACCAGAATGCCCTCAAGAGCCTGCTTCTCAACTTGAACGCAGACAAAGCAGCTCTGGTTCTCCCACCGGTCGACTCGAAAGCTGGCTGCCGCTGACTCCACAATATCGGCAGGGGAATCCCAGTGAGGGTTGATCCGAGTGGACCGTCCACGGTCTTTAATCGCGTCCCAATCGATCAGCCCAGCGAGACGGGCGTCGCTGATCAGGCTTCCAAGATTATTGTAAGATTTTTGGCTGTTGGGGAACAGGTTAGCAACGACGCATTGGTAGTACAGCTGTCGCAGCGTCAGGTCGAAGCCATCCGCCTGGTAGGCGACGATGATGGCTTCGCAGCGGGCGATGAGCTCCAGCGACTTGGTCGTGAACTTGCGGGCAATGAAGAATTCTTTCATAGAGTGGTGAGTGGGATCAAACCGTAGTAGATGAGCATTGGAATGCGTTCGATGAAATCGTTGACGTGCATTTCCTGGAGAGCGTTGCGCACCTCCTCGTCTGGTTTATGGCTCAAGTTCATATTAAGCGAACTCCACTTTGGGAGCGTAGAATCGAATAAGGTCATGCCACTTATCGTCCTCGTCCTTCGGGATGTCGTTTTCACGCATGAAATGCTTGACTGCCTCCATTTCGGCGTCGTGGGACCGGGTCGCCCGGTGCTCACCAGTCACCGAGGTGAAGCCAAACATTTCAACGGAATAGTGATAAACGTGGGAGTGGGCGGAGTATTTGGAGTTGATCATGCCACATTATTAGCAGGTAGGCTTGCGTTTGTCAAGTTTTATGCGCCCACAGGTGGGCGTTGGCTCATCCCGATAGTCGATCGGAGCCATTTGCTCGCGGGCTCCATCCGCGTCGAACCACCACCAGCGACCGATAATGTCAAACTGCCCCTTGGGAAAGCACGCGTGGGTCGACGCGACCAACGTCAATCCGACAACAGCCGACGTCCAGATGGTGCTCAATACGATTTGGTGAATCCGCGACGATGTCGGGAAGGTTCCACTTCGTCCTCGCCGTTGGATTCTTGAACGGCGTCGGCTGCTCTCTTCTCATTGGCGGCCTCCTCGAACGCCTTCTCGACCATGGCCAACTCGTCACCCTCTTGCTTGGGGAGGCGGCAGAGCACCCCCATCGGGGTTTCATCCAGCTTGTACATGATCGCCTCAGCGGCGCCGTTGGGAATCCTGGACGCAGCATGGACCATATAGATGACGATGTCACCGAGCTTGATGTCGACGCATTCGCTGCCGACTGAGATGACTTCTCCAATCCGGTACTTTTTGTCCACCATGTCGGTGCTGTCGCTTTCCGGGAGCAGCAACCCTTCCTTGGTCTTCGGGCTGCAATAATGGTTGGTGTCCTTGACGATGAACGATTGGCGGATCGCCACAGGCACGCCGAGCGGGATGAGGATGAGCTTATTGGTTGGTGGGACGAGGTCTGGCTTCATGCAAAAAAGAACGCAACCGCCATCGGATAACGGCGCAGGATAGCGCCAACATTATCATGGATCGGGTTACCCACTTCTTGTTCAGTTTCTGGGCGTTTCCCAGAATTGCATCAGCAAGCTCACCGGAATGGGAGTCACACCACTCCGGCCCCATCGCGTCCATCTTAGCGGCTAACGCCTTGCAAGCGCATGCTGTGGTGGGTTCGCTCATCCACGATAACAGCTTGGTCAGCTCAGTCCCAACGCCGCCGACTTGGGGAACTTGCTGGGCCGCGCTGGATGCCGTCACCTGGTGGGAGCACTCAAAATCTGCATCCGGTATTAGACCTTGTTGGACGAACGTCTCCCGGAACGCTCGGTCGGTCCGGCAGGCCACGCAGTGCGCCCGGCTCAGGCAATGGATTCCAAGGTTCCCGGTCATGGGATTGAAACGGTGGCGTTACCGCCGCCATACAGGCTGGTCAGCGGATTGGTCGGTGGACACGCCACAACGTTAGTCATGGACGTTCCTAGTGGCGCTCCGGAATTAACGGCAAACACGACAGCGTTGCCAAACGGGTCCGCAAAGTCTAGCGACACTATCGGTGACCATATTGCCATCCCGTCGACGATCGCACATGAAGCTCCAACCCCAAACACTCCTGATTGAATAATGGTAGGTGTTCCACTGCATCCGGGGTCTTGATAGGATGTGATCGTGTATGAACCAACGTTTGAAGGCGCTGAGAAGTCGCTCCCGTTCCAGGTCAGCGATATGGCACCGTTTAGCCCGGAAAACGAGAAGGTGTACTGGCCTTGGCACCCGCACGATACTATTCCGGATAGCACGACCGTTACGGCGCCGCTGGTCGGACACATGTTCGTGGTCGTGGTCAGGCAGTGTGCTAATGGTTGGCTGGCCGGTGGGGGCGTCGGCGTCCCGTTGCCCTGCGCCATGGCCACGTAGAGTGGGGCGTTAGGGTCGCTGGGGAGCGTTACTGGCGCGGTCGCTGACCCATTAGTCAGCGACACAGTTTGCTGCTCGGCGACCGTCTGAGTGTTGCCCACTAAGATTGATAGCGTGGCGGACGTTGATCCGGGCATCGCTAAATCGGCGGTGACGACTTGTCCTGGCGCGTATAGGAGGGGCCGCACTGCAATCTCCTGTGTTATTGCGGGGGCAGACGGACCCGGTAGACAAGTGAACGCTTGGCCGACAGCGCCGGTCACGGTTGCTGACACGGTTTCCGGGTCCGATGACGTGCAGGTTGTGGCATCCAACAGACTGGTTAATGCCAAGATAGGCTGTTGGTCCCCTAGAAACGGGGTTAAGCTCAGGGGGTTGCCGGTCAACGTTGAGGCGTTACCGAGTGCGTATCCATATACTGCTTTACCTGAGATCGACCGTGGAATTAACCAGCTCGCGTAAGTGAGCCCGGATAATGCAGCGCAACCGTCGTAATTGAATGATTCTCCGGAGATGGTTAAGAGCGCCTCTGCCAGATATTGGAGCGCCCTCAGCGCCGCACAGGCTACCGGAAAGCTCTCCCAAGTGGCTCCGATGGCCAAGACGCCCATGACGGTGATCGCGGTAAGATCAATCACCGTTACTGCTGGAGTCACGTAGTAGCCAGCGAGCGCCCGAATGGCGGTATGGACTTGTTGTGCCAATCCGTTACGGTCGGCAGGCGACGCCTCAATCGCCAGCGCGGTCAGTAGGTCGTTATAGTGATCCCTATCCGCTGCCGGATAGGCGGCAATCGATAGTATGGGAGGAGTTAGTCCGACTGCTAGATATCGCTGCCTCAGCGCGCACAATAACTCACCCAGTACGTTGCCATATGGGTTGGATGGCCACTCCAGCGTTCGCTTCTGCTGGCGCTGTAGTGGGAACGCGGCTCCTGGCATTTTAATTTAGTAAACGGTTGACCAGCGATTCCGGGAGATCCTGATCAGTTGATGTCGGTTGCACTGGTTTACCATCAACGATTTCACAACGGCGACCACGGATGTAACAACGCTTGGTGGTGATGCTTCCTCCCACCCTGATGGTGAATTGCGCCCTGACCTCACCCTCTGCCCTGATGGCGCCCTTGAACCTTATCCGGGCGACCTCAATGGTCAGGTTATTGAGGTCCGCTGGTAATGTACCGGTATAGTAACATTGGGCGTTGACGTCTTTGGCGGTGATGGTGAGATCGGACATATTTACCGTGACCGCCTTGCGGCGCCGGGCGGAGGCGTCTGGGGTCTGTTAGTGGGCCTCATCGCAGGCTTAGCATCATAAGTCAGTTGGCCGATGAGCGGACGCGATGAGTCCAGCTTGGTGTGGACGCCCATGATTCTGTGCTTTTTCATTATTACCAGTATTCCTGGAAGTACCAAGTCGGAAAAGGACGCATCTCGAAGTGATCATGTGCAACGCGCTCATGAAGCACTTTACCATTCGATAGCTTGACAGTTGCCGTAGAGCAACCACACAAGATGCTGCAAGCTACGATGATAACCGATTTCATATAAAGAAATAGTGTGGCGGGCGGGGATCGAACCCGCGCGAGTGAAGTGGCTTATGTTCCACCCATTAATCGGCAGCAGCCGCGCCGCCCATTGCGTTTACCATTACGCCACCGCCACCTAATTACTTGATGCTCGTTCCTTCAACGCCGCGCGCCAATCTTTCTTTGGTGCGGCGATGTAAGCATTCCAGCGCTTTCTCCAGATGATCGAGGGCTTCGGCGTTGTCGGCGCACGCATATTGACCGGCTTGGAACCCGCGCAGCCGGTCGATGTTGACGGCCAGAAGCGCCTCGCCACTGATTCCGTTCACACCGTGTTCGTTGATTGGACCGTTTTGGAAATAGATCTCGCAAAGCGCGCAGGATCGTTGCCATGATCCTACGGCGTTCAGAAGTTTATCTGCCACTTGGCTGGCCTCTTCTGAGGAAAACTCTCCTGTCGGTCTGGGACTCCAGCACATGCTGGCCTCTCCGATCGACGTAAAGATGAGGGTTTTGAGATCGTCAACCGGCGTCTGGTGGGTTGGGACGATTTGGTAGCTGTGGCAGGCGCCACCATGTCCGGGTTCATCCAGCACCAAGATGTCGAGGGCGTCGTTGAGTCCGTTTAGTTTATGGTCGTGTAATGTTCTCATGGGTCAGATTTCTTGTATTCGTGCGTTGAGTCGGCGCCATAAAGGGCGGCATATTCTTGTTCGGTGATTTTGGTCCACACGTCGTTAGCCCGTGACCGCTTGAAGTAACACCTTGGCAGCGGCCCCGATTTGGGGATGGTAATGCCACGCATCGTCATCGAATCGCGCGCCTTGATGAAAGCGACAAGATCGAAAAGCGCCACCCAAATGAACTGCAAAAGGGCGCAGCAATACAAAACCATCACCGATATCGAGACACCGATTCCGATGATAAGGTTAGTGTTCATGCGGCCTTGGCGGGTGGCAACAGTGATTTTCTGGGGCTGTCGCTAGCCATTACAATCTTAGGGCCAGCGAAGTCGGTGTCCTCCACGTCCTCGATGTCTTCGGCGCCCTCCTCCATCATCACAGCCTTGGTCCACCTGTCCATATGCGATTTAACGACGTCCGGATTCTCAGCCAGGAACATCGGCCATTCGTGGCGAGCAAACGACACCTTGTCGGGAGGACCGGACGGCGTTACTGGGTTTGGCACCTCCATGAAGTAACGACCGCCCGCGACCTTGAACGCCTTGACGACCTTGTTGAGATGTTCGAACGTTCCCCAGATGTCGGACAGTCCGGACCGGCTACCCATCTTGGGGGCGAACAGCACCGGCAGGACGATGCGGCGAAGCGGCGGGGCCAGCTTATTCTTGATAGTCTTGAACGCGACCTTAAGCCCATCAGGTGGCAGCGGATTGTCGTCGTCGGCGGCATTGGGTTTGAAGTAGAACGAGCCAGCCGGTGACGTCTTGATCCGGTAATCGGCCCAGAACTTGAGCGCTTCGCCGCCCGGAGACTCATCGTCGACGAACGATGGCTGATTCATCTGATGGCGGATCTGGTTCAGGATCATCAGGAACGTGTTAGTGCATTGCAGCACTGGCTTGAGCTTTCTGAACGTCCTGGAGAGCAGCCGGGCAATCGCGGCCCTGGACGCCACCTCGTCGAGCCCCTTGTCCATCTCCTCCTTGGTCTCCAACCCGGCCAGCGAGTCAACGACGATGAAGATCGGGGTGTTGGGCGCCGTCGCCGCAACATCCTCGACCATCGATATGACCTTGCCAAACAGCCGCTCAGCGTATGGTGACCATTCCCACGACATCCGTCCGCTCTTGAACACCGGCACCCGGCATCGCTTCTTTTCGTCCACGGCCTGCTCCTGGTCGAAGTAGAACCCAATCCCGGTCGGGAAGGTGTTCAGGAACGTCTCCAAGCAGGTCTGGGCGAATTCGCTTTTGGCCGTCTTGTTGGGGCCGTAGACTTCGCAGACGCGACCGCTTCCGAACCCCCCGTTACCCAAGATGGCGTCCATGAGCCGGAGCCCGGTCGGGAACCACATCTTGGGTTCGGTGAAGTTCTTGTTGTCGGGATCACCGTAGATGAAGCTCATGTCGCCTTCCTTGACGTCGACGTGGCGGTCCCGGATGGTGCGCAGCAGGGCTTCCGCCGAGAGTTTTGCGGCTCCCGGCTTGGGTTTGACGGGAGCAATCTTGACCGGCTTCGGCCCGGGCTTTGATGTCGTTGTCATCTGGTTAGACGTCGACCGATTGGATTTTCTTCAGGCGCTCCATCAGCGGATTGCTAGGGACCGACTGCGGGTCATCACATCCGGTAGCTTCATCCAGCACGATCGCCTCAGCTTCCTCGCCGGTCTCGGCTAGATTTTCGTCGACGCCCGGATCGATAGCTTCTTCCTTGGCGGGAGCAGGCTTTGAGCTCGGGCGTGCAACCATTTTCTTGACCGCGTTGTCGGGCGTCGGCGTCCGACCAATCAAGCTGACACGGGCCTTGGGCTGAGCATCAGCGGTCTCTGACTGACCGACTTTAACCACTTCAGCTCCTTTGATCTGGTCGTCTGGATGAGTTGAGCCTGACGGTACACGGGTGGCTGCGCCGGTCGGCCTTTGAACAGTTGGCCGCGTGGACGTGGATTCTGCAACGGGCGCAGTTTGCTGGCGGCGAGCTGGCGGTGTGATGATGCGTTTAGCTGGTGGGTTAGCGGGCGCCCCTTGGCGATCACCCCCACCTCCGCGACGGTGCGTTTGATCGAAATCATCGTCATTGTCGCCGAGATTACGTTGGGCGCCGTCCTCAGGCTCTCCGCGCAGCACCGTCTCGACCATGGCGTCGTAAGCGATCTTAAGCTTATCGTAATCCTCGAAGTCGACGCCCGCTTCCAGATCGTTGATGGATGCGATGGCGTCCTCAATTTGCTGATCGGTGTCGCCAATCGACGATTGCCGCAGGTCGATGCGAGTATCATAGGACGAGAACCCGCGCACTTTCTTGCGCGTGATCAGGAAGTCCCACCCTTCATATCCATCCAGCACAGCGTCACCATGGTTGGCGTAGTAGCTTTCGATGACGCTGAACACCGTCTTGGGAGCGCTGAACTTCCGAACGATCCGGCTTTCCTCCTCGCGACTAATCACGTTCAGCGCGTAACTGACCCGGAACAAACAGTTCTTAATGACGGCTTCCGCCGTTTCGATCTCGGCCCGGCACGCTTTGCTGGGGGACGCCTTCATCTCGGCCTTGAGCTTGGATTCGATCCCGCGCCACTCCTCCAACCCCTCGCAGAACGGACATGGCTGCTTGAGCCCTTTCGCTGGGCAGTCATACGGCATCCTGCCGCGCGGTCCCTGAACCCAGTGTTGCGCCTGCGGGACATACCACTTCTTGCCGGACCGTCCGAACGTTCCGGGCAGCACCCGGACAGCGTGCGGCATTCCATCCTCTGGGACCTTGAACGTCGGGGTCCCGCTTCCCTCACTGAAGTTTGCTTTGTCCTCAGCCATTTCGGCGGCCAATTCTGGGTCGATTTCCGCCCGCTCTTGCTTGATGATGATTTTGCGATGTTGTTCCATATCTGGTTTAGTTTAAATGTTCGGCAGATCCGCGATGGTGGCTGCTCAACGGCAGACGGATATTAGCTGCGTAACAATCAGAAAGAACGCTGATGCGTCCCGAAGATGTTGCCATCCTTTAATCGAGGCGTTGCAGCATCCTTGGCATTTCAGCCCGAGCGTTGGCCCCAATGCCGACGATCATGTCCTGCTTGCTGGTAAACGCTTTTAACGCCGACTTGATGATGGCGGCTTTGAGCGCCGCCGCCGCCGCCATGTCCTCAAGATGTTGATAATCCTCATCCAGCTCAATCGCGCTTTTAATCGCGTCCACGGTGGGCTTGGGCTTGGCGTCGGCGTTCAGCCGGGTGTAATGGAAGTATAATTGAGCATGCTTGCGCGACACCGCCTTATCGAGCGCCGAGGAATCGGCCTCCGCGACCGCGCACGCATATCCGATCGTGGCTAGCCAGGCCGCATAGGTCTCATACTCACCAGCGATGTTGTCAGAATCCATCGGAAGCAGTAGCGAGAACGGGATCGGATGGCCGTCCGGCGTGGTCAGCTGCGGTAAATCGTCCGGGCTGGGCAGGAAATGTCGGTTGATGGCGTCGCTCATGGGTCGAAATTCTAAGGTAGCTCAAGATCCTTGACTGAGGACACGAACTCTTGCTCGATATCCTGCGCCAGCGCCGCTTGCGGCCTGTTCTTCATCCGCTCCTTGAACATCGATAGGACTTTGGCGATAGAGGATTTCACATCCTCTGGGTGCGTTTGTCCGAGATCGGCGGCCACAACCTGCCACAGCGACATTGAATACAGCTTTATATGGAGCCCTAAAGCTTCGCGCTCCATGTCTTCGAGAGTGTCTTGACACGATTTGAAGATGTCGTTGCCCATGGTTTACTTTCGTTTACAATGATCCATATGAGCGTCGGCGGCATGGAAGTGCTTGGTCGGATGCGGGTCTAGCTCGAATGCCAGCAGACAGTAGTTGGCAGCGTCGACCAAGTATTCAGTGTTACCGGTGTCCTGGTAACACTGGATCTTGGCTCCAAGCGCCTTCACTAGGTCCCATTGCTGGCCCTTGGTGACTTCTTTACGCTGCTCCTCAATCGTGCCATAGCGGAGCGCTCCCATGAGCAGCCGGTTCCTCATTAACTGTTCAAACGCCTTGGACCATTGGATGCGCTCCAGTTTTGGAAGGTCGGCAGCCGTGAACTTCGACTTCTGGGCCATCGCTAACCCGGCGCGCTGATGTAACCTATCGCGAAGGATGTCGTGGATGTTGGGAGGGTGTTTCATCGTTACCAGATTATCGAGTCATTGAACCATTTGGGAGCCAGATCACCGCTCCTTGACCATAGGTTCGACAAACCGGCGTCAAGAATAAAGGTGTCGCAATAGTCTTGATCATGACGGACCGACCGCCCGCACCCTTGGATAATGGTCTTGACAGCCTGCCACCCATACCACTCCTGATCATCTTCCATTCGGGCCTTCGTCCAAGGGTCCCCTAGGTATGCGTAAGGAATCTTGGGCCAAATGGTGAACCTGGAAAGATCATCGTAGAGATCAAGCCCCTCGGTCATCGACGGGCTCAACAGCACGGTCGGACGATCTGAGTGAAGATGTTCATCGATCAACGCCTGGCGATCCGATTCTGGGCGTTGCACGAGCAGCCGGTCGCTATATCGCATCAGACGATCGGCCAACTGCTTAGTGAGAGCGAAACTATGTGAATGAATCACTCCGCGTTGATCCTTGTAGGAGTCTAAGATTTTGGCGATTCGGTTGACCATCGGCTCTAACGACGTTGCTAGGTTGTTACGATCCATTTTGGCGACCGGGCAATATCGGACCCTCCGGTTCTCAATCGGGAATGGGCTGCCCATCGCGATCCGGTGACAGTCGTCATCACCGATTCCCATCCATTTCGACATCTGGCGGACTGGCGGCATGGTGGCGCTGGTCATCCAGATTCGCTTGCCGAGCGGCTTCACGAACTGTTCGAATAAGTCGTTGGCGTAGAGTGGCCTGCACCGGAACCCAGCTTTGTTGCGGGCTTGATCAACCTCATTCAGCGAGAAGATCCAGACCTCGGACCGGTGATAGGATTGCAGGAAGTAGTCAACGTTGCGGACCACGTTGTGGAGCGTGATAAACTGCCGGGCGGCCTGCTGATCAGTTCCGTCGCTCATTTCATCAGCCAGCTGACTGAGCTTTACCTCGGCGGGTGGCAACATGTCCTCCAGAAACGTTGCCGCTTCCTCGATCGACTCCGGCCAGCTTTCATGATAGTCGACCAGCTTGGTGATCTCGCCAGTGATATGGGCTTCCGCCGCGTCGATCAGCGCCCCCTCTGTGTAATGCCCTTCGTCGAAGGCCAGCACATTGTGGAGCGGGTTGAATCCGTCACTCCGTAAGGCGGCGAAAAAGTAAGCATAGTTGGTAATGCCGATCCGACTCTCTAAAAATTTACGCTTGGCCCACTTATATTCGCAATTTTGATTTCGGCATTTTACGGCGGAGCCAGACTGGCAATCGGCCCCACGAAATGCTGTGCACGGATAGTTGGCTGAGCCTTTAAGCACTGGAAAGTCTGGCCAGTCGCGCGCAAGTTGATCTTGGAGAAGCTTTTGAGGCGTTAGTAAGATGCCGGAATGCTTGGAGGCTACTGCGACATTTATCGCTGATTTCCCCGTTCCACACGGTAAGTCACATAAAACAATCTGAGGAGGTTCCGGAAGCGCGTCGACGCGGTCCATTTCCCGTAGCACTGTTAGCTGTTGCGGCCTCGGCGAAGAGCGAAAGTTCCAGTGGGACTCATAGGTCCCCGGCTTGGTGCGGAACTCCGGTGGCAGATCCAGTCCGTGCTCCTGGACGTCTTCGTCGTAATCGGTCATGGATTGACGAACGCTGGCGGGCTCTGGGGCGTTGCTATCGGGCCTCGTGCTTGCGACCTGGGGCCAGCATGCTGGTCAGAATGATGCGGGTCTGGTCCATCATGTCGGCGAGCGCTAGGAAGCTCAGCAGATAGGAGATGAACCGGTAGGTCATCAAGATCAGGTGCAGCAGGATCGAGCAAATGGCCACGAACATGCTGACTAACATTGACTCAGTGACCGGTAGCTTAAGGCCAAAAACTGAATATAGGAACATCAGCATCGCTAACAGGCATCCTCCCGTCGATATCACAAGTTCGACGCCGACAAACAGTCGGGCATTCAAAGTGGTGGGAACTGGCGCAGGCATTGTCGGAGTGTCCATATCTGAACGAATGCTGTTCGCACAAGACGGTGTCGCTTATTGACGGACGATTTGTCACATGATAAAACTTGATTATGAGGGTATACAACAAGGTCATCATATTAACGCGCACACGATTGAAATGTCCGCGCTGCGGCGCCAAAAATCTGTATCCAGTGTGAAACGGAAGATGGTGAAAAGCTGTGCAACATCGATAGGTGCGTTCACGAATGTTTGATGCCCCCGTCCCCACCCTTATCCGCGCTGCCGCGCCGTAACCCACCTCCGCTCAACCCGGCATTAGAGTCGATGCGGTATCAAGGCAACGGGATGAGCGCCAATCTCGCTGATCGAAATGAATACGGATCGGTTTTTGTGCCAAGGCTGAAGCGATGGATGAAAGTGCCATATCATGGTCGCCACTCATTGAACAGGGCTGAATATTTGGCCAGAGCCAATGCCCTCCCGTACACGGTTGAGTATCTTCGTAAATTGAAGCAAGTTCACACCAGTAAAATCAACCCATTGTGCGCCTGGCGACTGCCGTTGAACCTATCTGAGAAGCACCGGGTCGGTTTCCTTAACGCTCTCGACGCCGCAGCGGTTCCGGCCACGTTTGAATATATAGTCGAGGCTATGAGACTCGACGCAGACGGGTGCGGACTGCAAAGGCTTGGTCGCCCCAAAGCAGTTAATAAGACTGTCATCGCAGCAATCCGTGAGCTGCTCGATGAACTTGGCATCGAGTAGGTTGCAATCTATCTATGTTGACAGTGCGCGCAATCCGATAGTAGGTTGCAATCTATCTATGTTGACAGTGCGCGCAATCCGATATATGAGCCCCGAGAAATTCAACACCCTGATCGAGACAAAACCTGAGCATATTAAGGCGCTCGTTGGTTGTGTTGACAAGTATTTACACGACGCTGGTCAAAGCGTTGGTGAAGTGCTTGGTGATCCGGGCTGTCCGTTGCGGGATGCATATGATGCGGTTAAGATCGGAAGAGGCACAGAGGCGATTGGCAAAGAGCTTGCGTCATATCTTGATAGCGTGGCCTATGATTCTGGGCAATCTTATGAAGAGTGCTATAGCCGGGCAGTTATTCGAGCTTTGGCCGCGTTCGGATACAAAGATGATCAAGACGATCAGGACTAGCCGATGAACGTCGTGGTGGAGCATGGCGTTGCCGCTCCACCCATGCTCGCTTGATCTCCGGCCCGGCAGGCAGGCTTACCTGCGAAGTTGACAGAGGGGCTGGCTGTCACCATTTTATCGGTGCATGATGGAACGGTAGTGGCAGCCACCCAGTCCCCAAGCCGCATTGCCAGCGCGCCGTCAATGAACACGCTGAAGTTGGTAGTCTGGAACGCGGCTCCGCCCGCCGAGTCATCCAACAGTCTCATGGCCCCGCCAGCCATTACCGGGTCCCCTTCTGCGCCTTGAGCTGCTCGGCCAGCCGTTGATGGTAGTCGAACATATTAGGCAGCGAAGTGCGCTCCAAATGTTCGAGCGAGTAACCGTGGCTAAGCGTGCACAGCTGGCTGACCATCTGGCGGTGGGTTGAGTGGCGCGACCTTAGGGCTGGTAGCGGGGTCCGGTCGTCTAGACCGGTTTCCACGAAAAAAGTCGCCGACGATCGGGATGGATCGGTCGTAGGCGAACCCGCACTTGTCGCAGCTAATCCACCAGGTGTAATCGATCCCGCACGATTGGTCCTCGACCGCCTCACTGAACGCCACCATATTGGGACCCACCAACATTCTCATATACTGCTCGGCCTCGTCAATGTTAACGATGTCGGTGAAGTTGACCGACGCCAGATGGTGAGCCATTCTGCGCACATAGGCGACCGACGCCTCCGACACCGCTCCGCCAGCGCTGCGCAGATCGCGGATGAACTTGTTGACCGCCCCGTCCTCGTTCACCGTGATGAGCTTAAGTCCAACCTTGTCGCCGCCGTTGGGAAGCGTGACCTCCATGGCGGGGGGATTCAACCGGCTCCAGACCTTCACAGGCAGCTGCTCAGGGACCTTGATGTTAATGGTCTCCGTGACGTCGCAGTTGGGACACTGGCAACGGAACGTGTAGGTTTCCCCATAGGTCAGAGCTCGGGCCACCGCCAAGATCAGAAACTGGTCAGCCACGACTAGCTCTCCAACGTTGAAGCCGGGCGGCAGCTTGGCCACCCTGCCGGTGATGAACTTACGCTTGTCGTGGGACGTGGAGTTACCCATCAGATAGCCCTCAGTCTCCAAGCTGAACGGCTCCACCGTCACGGTCTCGGGGAAGTCCGGATGAAGCTTCAGATAAGGTAATCCGACGCTGGGGAGCCACACCTCCATCGGCAGGGCAGGGACTGTGCTGATGTTTGATTTCATCCGTTGGTAGTTAGTGTCCAGCCTGCTGCGTCATGTATTTGAACAACGCTTTTTTGTTGACGAACGTGTTGCCGTCGTAGCGGATGCGGTTGTTGCCGAGCACGACCGCTGCCTTAGCGGATGTGGCGCGCTTGAACCACATTTCCATATTTTCACCAGGTTGTAGCGCGGCGTTGAACCCAGTATCGGGCTTTTGGGCATCAGCTTGCTTGGTCTGAGCCTCGGCCAAGAGCACGGTATCGACCGGAGGGTGGGTGGCCGAGACCGTCACGTCTGGAGCGTGTTGGAGCGGTGGCTTCTTGACGCCCGTGGACGTGATTGGAGTGTCGAACTCGCCGCCGGTGCGTGGAGGCTCCAATGGGGTCCGCGCGCGCTGGTCAACCTTCTTGTTCCAGTCTTTGAAGTGCGCATGCTTCGGATTATCTTCGAAGATAAATCCAATTGTTTGCATCCGCACTTCCTCATCGAGCTCCTCCTGCCCAGCCGGGACGAGGTGGCCAGCGGCGTCGACGATCGGCTGTCCCGGATCAAGCGTGATGGGCGCCGAGCGCCCACTTCTGAGCGGAAACTGCACTGGATATGGGTTAAAATTGGCGTACCCTAAACGACGACCTTGCTTCATGGTATAATAGTTGGTTGTTGGTCGAAAGAATGCAACGCCTAAATTTCGTAATCAGGATCGGGCCACACAACGTCCGGAATCTTTAGTGGGGACCGGCGACACGACCCGCAGGCGCCGCATGGCTTGCCAACTTCCAGAGGCCGTTCACAGCTGAACGTCAGAATGGCCAGTTCGCCCAAATCGTCGGCGATCTCCTGTTTGGACGTCTTGAGGAGTGGGAATGCCAGCTTGGGCAGCGTTGCACCGCAGATCCCTTGCAACGCCTCCCACACCTTGCGGATGTCGTCGATATAGGATACGGCATCGTCGTTTATCACATGATTTGTCTCTGGTTTGAGACTTCCTGCTTCATCGACCCCGCTATGGCGGAATCTCGGCAGGCGTTAAGTTCGGGCGAATCCCGCCCTACTAAAAAATATCTAGCATTATCAGCGATAATGTTACCCTCAATTACAACGCGCGCCTAGATGTTGCAACGAGATTGTATCGTATACAACCTTAAGAGAAGCCGGTCACATATCCGATGGCCAACTGGTCATAACCATCGGGTAAGAACACTCCGGCCAGCATCCACACCGGAACCTGAGCAAGGTCCACCAATAATCTGGCGTTGCCAAAGGCCCCGAACGAGATCAACTCTTGGCGATAGGTAAAATGATATGGTTTGAAGTGCGCCAGCAATTTGTTGATGGCGGCTCGCTCGCTTTCCAATCTGTGTGGGGGAGCCGAATATTCGACATAGTAAGCCGACACCTCATCTCCACCTCTTAACAGCTTCTGGATCAGATAGGTTGAATCAAGTCCTCCACTCCACAGCACGGCGGTCTTCATGCTGGGCAAGAATGCTCAAGCTTGCAAATACTGGTGGATCGGGAACCCACAATATTCAGCTTGTTGTAGGAATAGCATCCGGCGCCTGCACTGATAGGAAGCATCTTGATCGTCGTCCTTGAGCGTTCCGACGAACCCCTCAACGTCCGCAGGCCAGCTTTCCGGTCGTTCGACCATCCGGGCTGGAATTGGTCGACATCCAGCCAAGGCGACCTGGACCGACATCAGGAGGGTCGATCCCCAAATGTGACGTGATAATGTTCGGCAATGTTGGACCATTGACCGGATCGTCGCGTCAACCTCCTCGTAGGCTAGATCGGCCTCCCGCCAGTCCTCGGCCAGCAAGTGGCACAGCCTCCATGCCGCTCCAGCATTGTAGGGCTGCCCATACATGGATTGGGCATGATGCCAGGCAGCTAAACTATCCAAGCTTTACTCTTCGAGCCGCTGCACCGACTCCAGCAAAGGCGTCGGTTTGGCAGTGCTCTCCGTGATGACCTGTTGGATGGCAGCGTCAGCGGCAGCCTTGGTCGGGTAAGATTGAGATCCATGACGATGCTTGGATTGCTTGTCGCGGATTATCCATTCGTTAGTGTTGTTGCTCATGTTGAAAAAGAACGCAAAAGTAAAGAAGCCTGCTAAGAAGAAGCAGAAGCCTAAGATTCCCGTTAATCTGCCCAAGCCTCCCAAGTCGCCGAACTGGCAGAAAATGGGCGCGGGATCATCAGCGGCCCATCTGCATAAGGCGGCGGAAAAAGAAGTTCAGAAGGTAGCAGCTACTCCGCTCCCGCCCGTTACCATATCAATGGTGCAGCAGTCGATCAGACCGGGCACATGGCCAGCGCTGTCGAGTCCGTCGCTGAGCATGTTAGATGAGGCGGTTAGCTTCGTCGCCGAAGGAAAGCCCGTTTCGAAGGAGTTCTTAGGATCACTGCGGCGCATGCTGTCGTCGATGGAAGAGAGGATGGAGCTCATCAACGTGACGTTCCAGCACCATCAGGCGCACCGGCTGCGCAAGATCCATGGGGCGTTGGAGCAACTGGAGGCGATCGTGTTCAACCCCGAGCAGATCGAACGACTGGAGCCTGACCAGCAGATTAAGCTGATTCAGCTCCTTTACAGTGAGTCCGGGGCCATCACCAAGAGCATGGCAGCTTCCTCCGACATCCCGAATTCCGAAGCGATTGACGCCTCGGTTGATCCGGCCCAGATCCAGGCCCATGAAGTGGCCAAGAAGGCGGCTGGTAATATGCCAGCCAAGACCCGGAGGGCGCTACGCGACACCTTAGCTAAACTGGTGCAAACATCACGTAAGAGCATCAAAGTTTAAGATGTTTGAGGAATTCAACACTTTCGCATCGCAGTGGACGACGCCAGACGGCCAGAAGCCAGAAGTCAACGCCGATTGCGCACATTTTATGCAAGAACAAATCAAAGTAATGTCACAAACTTGGAACATCAGTCTCACTCAACCGCAGGACGAATCCAAAGGTCGCAAGTGGGCTCTCAACCGTGAGATTACGGTTTGCGCCGAAGACGTTCACGGCGCCATCAAGATCGCGGAGCGTGAGTATCCGGATGGCATCATCCATAAGGTGCAGCGCGCCCAATCAATTCACTTCTTCTCCTAGGTATCACCATGTCACTTCTTGATGAGAACTACACCTTAGACGCCCTTCGTAGCTTCATTCTCAAGCGCCTAGGTGGCGCGATCTGGCGGATTGAGGGCAGCGACCAGGGTAACACCGATAACATCGACCAATCGATCTCGATCGCCTTGCACGCCTATTCGCGCCGGGTGCCGTTACAAGTGTTCACCTCGTTCCCGACCACTTCGGCCAAGACCAGCTACGACATCAAGAGGATGTGCCGACGACTGCACGACAAGACCATCTATACGGTGGGCCGGGTCGATTTCGTGACGGCCAGCTTAGTGGTGTCGCCGTTCACGGCCAGTCTCGTTGGCGTGGCTCCATTATTGAACATGGAAGGGCAGGACTTCGACATGTTCTTGACATGGCGCAAGACATTTCAGCGCGTGACTGGCATTGAGCCTAAATGGCTCTGGGAGGAGGATGAGCAGATGCTCCGAATCTATAACCCAGTGCACAATTCAGTGGCAGGTGTGTTGGTCATGTGCAGTCGTGATTTCGATCATGTTCGGTTGCTACACAAGGATTGGTTGCGAAGAGCAGCGTTGGCTAACGCCAAGGAACAGCTCGGCATCCATCGCGGCAAATTCGGCGGCGCTCTTCCTGGTCCGGGCGGCACTAGCCTAACTTTGGACGCTACCAAAATGATTGACGATGCGCGCGCCGAACTGGAGAAACTTAACGAAGAATTGTTTAAGTTTCAAACGAAGGCAGTTCCACTCTGGGATTGAAACATTCGTTCTGATGTGAAGATATGTAAACATTGTGGCTCGAGCTTTAAGCCCCACTCAGGTGGAGTTTGGAAGTTCTGCACAAGATTGTGTCGCATACGTGCTGCTGAGATTGTTCGAAGGCAGCGGCAAACAATTACTAGACGTTGTAGATATTGCAACGGGAGTGTCACAGGTGATACTCAGATGTGTGAGCCATGTCTAATTAGGTGGCGTGAATATGGCAGGACGAAGCGTATCAAGTTGAAGCTTGATGTGATTGAGGCATATGGTGGAGTATGTGCGTGTTGTGGCGATGCGCACCATGAGTTTTTAACTATTGATCATATTGACGGTCGGGGAGCAGCACATCGACTTGAACTTAGCAAAGGCAAAAAGAGCAACTATGGTACGGTGTCGTTTTACATATGGTTGCGCAAGAATGGGTTCCCTAAGGACAACTTTCGACTTTTGTGTTTCAACTGTAATTGTGCACGTAGCACTTGTGGGTATTGTCCACACGAAGTGGAACAAGTGAGTCGGGTAGGGCTCACCATATGCGCCGGGGATTGAAACATTCGTTCTGGTGTGAACCCGAACGCTAAACCGGTAAGCCTTGTAGATTTGCCGAAGTTCGGCAGCTTGACCGTCATTGACGATCGGGAGACGATGCTGTCGACGGATAGTGTGATGGTGCGGTGCGATTGCGGAGT